TATTTAATTTTAAAGCAACTGATATGTTTTTGGCATACGGGTTTAACATCCACGAGGTATCGGCAGTATTTAGCTTCATATATAGATTATAATGAGTAGCCAAAAGCGTAGCCGTGTCTGCCTTTACAAGTGGATTTATTAACTTGTTTTGCTTTAAACTCAAATCATATTTAGTGCCTACCAATAAAGTGGTATCAGACTTTTTAAGATAATTACGTATATAATATGGCGTGACATATTTATTGAGGGAATCAGCGGAATTAAGCTTTGCGGATAAAAGATTATTTACTTCTATCTTGGTATATCCTAAATGCGCTAAACTATCAACTACTTTTTTCACATCTCTATGTGAAGCTAATTCCGTCCATCCGTAAGTAGTGCCTTTGTAAATCCATACTGTAGAATCAGCAAGGTAATACCCAAAAGAAGTACTAAATCCTGTTTTCCAGTTAGCTCCCGAAGGCTGTATGTCTTGTGATTTTGCCACTAAAGAAGCAAAAACAAATATGATTAAAATTAACTTCTTCATTTATTGTAAGATTATGTTTCCGCTTGTTGCTTCGGGTAGTTCAAAATAAAGTGTGTCGATTTTGCCATCAACCATAGTAGTCTGTGGCATTTCCTGTCTCTGTGCGTACTTTCCATCGGAGTTGTAAGCCCAACAGGTCACGGTAGGGTTCTGCGTGTACTGTGCTGCGTAGACCTCTTGGTAGCTAGTTATAGTCGGCACTTGTTGGTTGACAAAAGGTATCGGAGTGCGATTATAGATACCACCGAGTTTATTCGGAATATGCGTGTCCATCCAATGATCGACATACCATAGCCACAACGAACCTGTTTGCATGTTGCCTACTTTTAAGTCAGTAACACCAACTGGATAAGTAGCGATAATCTGACCGATGTTATCAAACTGCTCTGTTACATCGTCAAAAGCCCTTCTTCTCTGTGCCAAATTCCACCACGAGCTAACCACAACAAACAAGTCGTCTAATCCGTTATGAACAGGCAAAGTCACATCATTAGGGTATATCCTTATCTCCCATGTTCCCTTATTGCTCTTAGTGGAAACAAAACAGAAAAGGATATACCCCTGCGGACTTTTCGTAGGGGGATCAATCAAATTAGACTGATCCAGGTTCCACGATTGATTTGTATCGCTAATTATTAAGCTCTTATCGACAATTGAGATTTCCATGTTACGAAGGTAATACCCATGTTGGGACTCCACTCACAATCTTCAAATAAGCCCCTTCTGTCGCACCTGTACCTACAAGCAGTGCCAGTTCAGCATCGGTGACATAATTCTTATTAGCTGCCTGCCCTGTGGTTACGATGTATTTATATGTCGGTACGTAAGTTGTGCCTAAAGTTACGATTGTAACCAAAGTATGTGCTGCATCCAGAGCGGTGTCAGAGAAAGTAAAATCTGCACCGCCTGTCTCGTTATTACCGGAAGCGGTCACATAACCAAGTCTTAAAAACCCTGCACCTGCTGCTGGAAGTCCTGCTATGGCTAAAGCGGCTGTATTATAGCCTGTGGCGTTATCTGGAGCAGAGATAGGCGTAGACACCCCCGTAGAGTCAATATCAATCGCTACAGCCCCAAATTTGCCTTTAGGGATGGTATCAGTACCGAGTAATAAGTCCCCTGCTGCTACAGAGTATTTAACACCTGAAAGATAATAAGAGAACGCTGTAGAATGCGCTTTTACGTGTGCCGAAGTACTCATTGTAAGTTTAGGTGCGGTAATGAAGTTATCCGCAGTCGGGATGATTTTTTCAGTAAAGACCTTAAAGTAATCACCCTGTTTTGGCGTGGCAAAAGAAGCATAATCAGCCTGAACACCGTCTACTATGATATTTCCAGTAGATGTTATTCTGAAATAGTTAGCGGAAGGTTCGGTGACCTGTACCACGAACTTATAACCTTGTGCTGGAGTGGGGAGTGTCATGTTAATATTAGCCTCTCCCTGTCCGTAGTTACTGATTATAGTGTTCATCACCTCAGTATCTACCAGTGTTCGGGTTGTTCCAATAATCTCCCTGTCAAGGAATGTCTCGTTCTTCACTATCGAGTACCAATTAGATAGGATAGTAAACAGTCCGGCTAAGGTAGAATGAGTAGGTAAGATCACGTCCGAAGAGTAGATCCTAAACTCCTGTGGTGTACCCATCTGATTTACCTCCAACAGAATGTAGTCGGTTTTTAAGGATAGGTTGACCAAATCCTGTTCACGTAATACAAACGTCTTTGCGTCTATAATAGTGATAGTTTTATTTAATAAGCTGATATTCATGTCTTTAAAATTATTGATGGGTTGAATAACTAACTGCCACTGTGTCGGCTGTTACACCTACTGTTCCTGCTTCGATGTTTACACCTAAGAAGGCTACGTCTTCATTTAAGAGTAATTCGATCATTACGCTCTGTGTAGCATCAGTGTTGAGTTCAAAGTATTCACCGTCTATAAGTACCACACCCGGTGTTTCAACGTATGGAACAAAAGAATATCCGGTGCCACCACTTGTTTTCTTAGCTAAGAATTGCAGTCTTACATTAGATGAACTAGTGTGAACGACATCGACATAGAATACAGCCCTGCGTACACCACTTGTCTTGATTTCACCCATTTCAACCCAACTGGAAGTAACGGCTGTGGCTGCTGCCAATAGAGTGAGTTTTGGTGTTGCGGTGGTTATTGTAGTTCCTGTGCTGGCTTCATAGAAACGTGGAGTGATAACCCTGTCAGATGCCGTGGTAAAAGAATAAGAGGCTGCTGTAGAGATAAGATTACCATTCTCATACCAACCCTGAAAGAGCCATCCAGATGAAGGTGTGGCTGCCAGAGTGATAGTGTCGGTTTTCTTAGCTTGTAGGTTCTCTCCAGTAGCTGATCCGCCACCAGTCTGTGGAACTCGTACCGACACTAGATTCTCAAAGTTTGCAGTCCATACACCGCTTGTTGCTGCTGTGAATGTGAGTGGATTACTCGTGGACTTCGTGCCGTTGGGCAGAGTCCAATCTCTGAAATACCTACCTCTGTTAGGGTAGGGTGTTAGGGTAATGCTATCACCGAAGGTAGCTAAGCCACCACCTGTAATAAATCCGTTTAAAAGCGGAACCGTTGCTACTTGAATTGATACAATTACTGACATCTTAGTTTATGTTATTTGAAAATTTTTCCTTTATACGAAATAGTTATTTGGTCAGGTGTTTTGCCCACTTTCTCGACTTTGCATTGGATGCTAATAGAATCAAAGAGGTCATACAAGAGTTCAACCAATACCGCATCCGAATCAGTGTCATTAATATTGTAATGTTTAGGAATAAGCGTAATTTCATGTTTAATCGTGGATTGAGTAAAGAAAGGAAATGTTTTGCCATCTTCGATTCCGAGAAGTCGTATCTCTAATCCAGAAGAATCGTGCTTGTAACGATCAATGAATAGCGCAATCTGACGTACATTGGCTGTCTTAATGTCTCCGATTGTTTGCCAATTCTCTGTGACTGTTACTGTGTTTAATAAATTAGCCATCTTTGTTTTATTTGAATACAAAGATAGCTATTTAGGCTGGATTATGCAATAGTTATTTAGACTGGTTTTAAATACTATTCAGCACGTCTATACACCTCTGCTCGTAATCTTCCCAACTAACGTCTAAATAAGAACAAAGTAGTCTCTCTACTGCTGTGGCTATTTGATGCTCCTTCGTGTACGGTGCGAGAGGCGAATCACCGGGTTCTGAATCATTGCCCTTTGGTCTATTCTTTTCAAATTCGAGGTCAAATGCCATTATATCTTCTTCTTTTATACCGCGATGTTTGCAAATATAATCTTCAACTAACTCGTGGATTGCTATTGCAAGTTCCATGCGCCAGTCGCCCAATTCTGCGACTTGTATATATTCAACTCCATGATCTTCAAAATAATCGCCCAAACTTTTGTAGCGAAGTTTTTTTAATGGTAGCGTTTCTATGACTATTTTCATATCTTAAAATTTAATTCCCAGTTCCTTTGCTTTTTCAATGACCTCTTCCGCTTCATCCAGTGCGCCACAGTGTGCTTTTAAGTCGTAGGCTTGTAATGACCCTGCTACTTCTTTAGCTTGCTCGATAGCTTCTTCTAAGGTGTCTCCAGTGCCTATCACAGCACAGAAGTTAGTCAGTTCCATGTCTTGTGGTATGATATGATAGTTGCCATCAATCTTACAGCAAAATGACAACTTTACGTTTTCCCTGAATTTAGGTGGAAACTTAATGGTCATCCAGTGCTTGTCAATCCACATACTTTCTACCATAATCAAGGCTCCGTACTTAGCAGTGTAGATAGGTTCGATGAAGTTGCCCATAGACCCATGCCATGCTATTTCGGCCCAGTTTGAAATCATGTTCTGATAGAGTTCTGCCGGAGGACTTGGTAGCCTCATAGTCATATCACACATGAAGTTTCTATCAGGAGTAAGTCTTATCTCGTTAGAGAAATTACCCCTACAGCCGTAGTCAGATATGATAGGTTTAAAAAGTTCATTGATTTCAGTCACTACTTCGGGAGGATCACCAATCCTACATACATATCCTTTGTCTTTAACCTCAAAGCCACAGATTTGAATTTTAGGATATTGACCATCCACAACGTAGCCATCAAAACCAGCTTCTACCTTGGTCTCGATAGGTACTTCTACAAGAAACTCACATTCTTCTTTAAATGCCCCTAACTCTCTCGCTGTTTCATCCAACCATGTTTCCGAGGTGAAGATATTGGCGTGGTGAAAAGTCTCGAACTGACCCCTGTATTTGCTTATTTTGACGTAAACATCTTCGTGTGATTCAAAGTATTTTCTTAATTCTGAAATTCCGATTATCTTAGTGGTCTCATTCACATCTAATCCGTTGGAATCCATCCACACTTTAGTCTGGAACCTGAGTAGTTCAAGGTCTTCACCTCGTCTCATTCCCCACACTCTCTTACCTTGTTTTATAAGGTATTCTTGGAATCCACCCATGCCAATCCATGTGAAGATGAATATATCCACTTCGTCAATGACCTCCCAAATATCGTTACACAGAATAAGTCCTTCCATGCCATAGCCTATCAAGTCGATATTTAATTTGGGAAACGTGTCCGTATTGGGAACATGATAGTAGACTTTACCAAATGACTTAGCTAGCATACACCCAAAATCAACAGATAATCCACCGTCAATCTGCATACAGACTTTGGTAGATAAGTCCACCTCCTCGTATGGCTCTGTGGTGTTATAGTTCGTTGGTCGTAGTGTTGGTTGACCAAATAATGATCTTGGCGTTTTTTTCATATCTTTCTAGGTTTACGTGAACCTACTGTTTGTGCATTTGCTGACATACCCAATCGTTTAAGTCGTTCTTTTATCTTTACGACATCATCTTCATTTGCCTTGGTGAATATATTTCCTGCGAGGTGATAATATTGCTTAAACTCTTCATCGGTCATCTCTACAAGTCTTTTTGCTTTGGTTATCTCCCTAAGCCCTTTAAAAGCATATTCTGGATAAGTTTTACCTGTTATTTTTGTTAGTGAGGTAAATTCCTTACTAAATGCTGCGTTCTTTATTGATTTCTCGTCAATAGCTTTTTGAAGCATGGCTTTGGCTTCGCCTATTTTTGTGTGATAGTCGTCCGTCTTACCTGCTTTCTGATCTGTTTTTGCATCTTTTATCTTTTGTGCAATATCGCTTTTAATCTGTTTTTCTTTCTTTTCGGAATAATAATAATTAGCTACCCCTACTTCTTCGTTATGTTCTCTCACTATTTTGCCCTCCATTGGAGTATATTTAGGCGAAGTGATAGACAAAAAATTACCCAAAATTTCTTTTGGTGTCTTAGACCCTGATTGATACTGTCCTAATAACTGTCCCGGCCCAACCTTACTCACTGCGTAATTAAATATATCAGAAAATAGACCACCAAACGTATCCCCTGCCCTGTAGATATTTCTACCCGTGAAGAAGTTTTTATTCTCAACACCCTCTGCGAGAAGTTGTGTACCTATGGCCGGTGTCATTACGCTTGTCAGCAATTGTGATGGTGTGATATATCCTTTTGCCAACTTATAGATATTCTCTGGGAACGTAATAGATCCAGCACGTCTGAAATAGGCATTTGGATTTCCTGTAATTTTTTTAGCTATCTTATCCATCTCAGGGTAAATAACAAGTCCAATAAGCGCAAACATAGCTATTTTATCAATAGCTTCTAATTTGTGCCGACCGTCTCCTTTGGCTATATCGTTAATCATTTCACCATAAGACCTTAATGCGCCATAGTGATAGCCACCGAACATTGTAATATTTGGATTACTCATCAAATCAGATATCCCCTTACTACCTAAAACCCTTGCAGGTATCCTATAATTAGGAATATGCTTACCAACTTCTTTTACAGCTTCATCAAATGTTCTTCCATTTGCCATTTCTTCGTAAGTGGCCTGTAATGTAAGAAAGTCATTTACACCCCACGTAACCTTTTTTGACATTTGATATACAGCTTTTACAAGTCTTACCGGAGTAATACTTAATGCCTCTGCTATCTTTTCTTGAACAGATTGGTTGGCTGTTACTTCGTTTTCTAATTTTTGAAGCAACACTTTTCCTATTTCTCCATCTTCTCCTAGCATCATAGGAGAACCATGATCCAATGCTTTTAGGTAGTCGTCATTCTTCTCCCATACTGCCTTTAAAGCCTTTGAGCTTGTCTTTAACAACTTAGCATAACCACTTGGTAGTAAGAATGGAGAAAGACCCCTGTTTACAGCCCAGTGAACTGTAATATTAGGTACGTGTATCATAGGATTAAAGAAGATGGCATTTCTAAGAAATGAGTTCATCTTATTAACACCTTTAAGCATATCCTGACCGCCACTGGTCTCTTTGTCAAACTTATTTAATACCTCTGCTATTCTTGGTTCAAAATAATATGGTTTTAACTGGGGGAGAGTTGTGCGCTTCCAGTCTTTTGGTATATCTCCTTCGTCTTCTCCTACTGCAATATTTTTAAATCCCTCTGAATTTTTAAAACTTTCAAGATACTCTACAGCACGTTTAATTTGTCTTAATTTGACATATTGTGTCATAGTATTGGCAAATGGAGTATGATAATATCTTACATTAGTATTGGCCTCAATTTCTTTAGTTGTGGCTTCTTTTATCGTCCACTTCTTTTTATTTTTATCAATAAATATCGAACCATTTTCAAGTTTCTCTCTTTGCTCTTTCTTATAAACCTCTTCGTCTTCGATCATTCTTTTCTCATAAGCAATATCGCTAAGCATCTCTGGGGTCTGCACCTTATAGTCGCTTAGTCTTGCGATGACCTCTTTGCTTTTGCCTATCTTTATATTACTGTTATCTATATTTTTTTGAATCTCTGTTCTAATAGTGGACACGTTATGCCTACCTAAATTTTCTCCGACATTATCGGTATATCCCAGCACGTCTTCATTCTTACCCCTGAATATTGCAATCTTCCTATTTCCATCGGCATCTACGAGAACTTTTATCTGTCTTTTCTTTAAGAAAGACGCAGATTTGGTCAATAGTCTTCCTTCGGCTATGTTTTTCCTTCCAGTCTTTAACATTTCATACAATCCTCTTGGCTTAATAACAACCCTTGGATTATAGTCAGAAATAGGTAACCCCTGTTCCTTAAGATAACGATACATCATCTCATTAGCTTGTTGTAATGGTAAAATTACTTTTTTATATAACTTTTCCTGTTTAGTCGTTATTGGCTCATTCGGGTTTTCAGCATGGTGATAAATAGCCTCCATATCCTCCCTTGTGGGACTGAACTCATCGACAACCCAGTTCATTAGTTGTATTGCTGCAATGTTATCTCCTTTCGACCTTGTTTTCAGCTTAAATAGATCATTAGATAAATCATTAGATACCTCTATTTTTTTCTGATTTTCTTTAATATAATCATCAATGCTTAATGATTTTATTAGCTCTTTCCCATCGTTATATAGGTTTTCGATAGATTCTTTTATTAAATCAAATTTAGCACCTAAGTCGTCTTTTATCCTCTTTGTAAATTCACCTAAGTCGGCACCCTCGTCTACATGATAGCTTGCCAGCTTCAGTAAATCCCTGTTTACATCTTCATTTGCTAACGACTTAACATCTACAAAAGTTTTTCTTATTTTCTTTTTAGTAGATTCGTATTCTTTTTTTGCCTTTGTCTCAATACCAGAAACAGCGTCTCTGAATTGTTTTTCGAGAGACATCTTGTTTTTATGTGATTTATAAAATTCGGTATTTCTTAGATGTTCAAGTCCTTTATCAATAGCATCAATAATATCTGCACTCGCTTCGAGAGCCTTAGAGAATACCTCAATAGCACCATCCCAAGCTAATGATCCAGGCGTAGCCATTTGAAACGTTCCGGGCTTTTTTATTTTACCCTCCCTTGCTTTAGATGCAATCTCTCTAAGTGACTTAGATAATCTTACTTCTTTTTCGCTTTTGAGTACGCTATCGCTATTGCTTGCTTCTGCGCCTTCTTGTTTGACGTTGGTGTTGACGTTCCTATTGTCCCCTTCTTGTGGTAACTGTGCATCACTTCCTTTATGTTGCTGCTGATTACCTTCTTCGACTTTCCCTGTTTTAACGGCATCTTCTTGTGGTTTTAATTGTTCGTTAACTTTGTTGTCAATTTCACCTAACAACTTATCTACTTCTGCGATTGATTCTGTGGCTTGCTCTGGATTTTCAGCAAGTTTTCCCTTAGATTCAACAGTCTGTGCTTGGTCGATAATAGTTGGTGTATCTCTTGGAGTTTCGGTTGTGCTTTCATACGGTTTGTTTTTCTTTAAATATTCGATTTCTTTTTGGAAAACATCAGCAAGTTCTTTATTCCCTGTGCGTTTTGCTTCAGCTAAGTTTTGTTCGTATATTTTGATAAGTTCCTCTGCGTCATATATTCCAGACTTACTACGTGGGGCAACTTGTCGAGGATTAGCAATACCGCCTTTACTTGCAGTAGATGGATATTGCTCTTTAATGGCTTTCTCAATATTAAATACATTTCCTGCTTCAAATTTAAACTCTCCCTTTGGTGTTTTGATAGTTACCATTCCTTTGTTGTCGATATTAACACCATTGTCTTTGAGTGTTTCGATCATATCACGGGTAACATCGTAACTGCCTACGTTTTTATTAAATTCATCAGCACCTTGTTCTTTGATATATTTTTGTGCTTCGGGGTCAACTGTTTCGAGAATAGTTTTGTGGATGTCAGCTATTTCTTGCTGTACACGTTCTTTGTCGGCTTTTAATGCTTTTGATTCAGCAACAGTTTTTTTGATACGTGCTTTTCCTGCCTTGTCTTTTGTGAGTTGGTCTTTAGTTTTAGGTTCAGGCTTTGGTTCAGATATTTCAGGTTCTACTTTAGGCGTGAGGTCAGCTTTTGTTTCAGTCGGTGTTGTTTTGTCACCTACCAGTTCGGGTAATTGTTTGGTGGTTGATTCTTCTTTTCCCCCGAATTGTTTTAATTTATTTATGTTATCCTGTGCTAATTGCATCAAATGTTCTGCATTATCACCCCTTTTCTCTCTCTCTGATAATGAGTTTTGAATAATATCCTTATCAGACACTCCTCTGCTTTTTAGTTCCTTATACGCTTCTCTCAGCTTGATAATTCCCTCTGGGGAATAACTATTGGCATCGAATGTTCTTGGATCAGTTAGACTATATCCAATCATATTGTATAAGTCTTCAGGATCAGTTTTTTTAAGTGATTCTTCGCTTGTTAATTCGGCTGTTCTTTTAATTTTCTGCCACTCTCTGCTGTCATAATATTCTTCTGGACTGATCTCACCTTCTCCTTTCGGAATATTGTTTTCCATTTTCTCTATTTCGGCATCAATTCTGTTTCCGTTTTCGGCATTAGAATTTTCTGATTCTCTTTTTAGGCTAAGATATTTTTTATACGAACCATCTCCATTGTATTTCTCAAAAGCGTCTTTGAATCTACTTTTAATTTCATCGGCTCTTTTTGCTATTTCTTCGGGAGTTGCATTTAATATCCAATCGTCAGCTATTTTTTTAGCATGTTGTGTAAATTCGCCATTTTCATCAACCAAAACGTTTGGTTTAGAAGTAGCAACAGGTTGTTCGCCTGTCGCTACTTTTTTTTCGGCTAACAGCCTTTCTTCATCGGCATTTTTGGTGCTGACTTCACTGTTGGTTTTGGCATTGGTTTTTTTGCCACCTACCTTTTCGGTTTTGGTCGGAACATTAGCGTCCTTGGCAGCTTCTTTTGGTTGTAATAACGCTTCAATCTCTCCCTGTTTTGCTTTTATCTGTGTGTCGAGGATTTTGTTGCGGGCAATTCTTTCTTCTTCTGAAAGGATCTTGCTGTTATCAATGTCATATTTCTGTTTCTTTAATTTTTCAATATCGTTAGATATAGGTTCGATTGCTTTGTGAGTGGGGTCATTGGCCTCAACGGTGTCCTTGATGCGCTGTAACATCATCTGCTTCGTCTCTGGGGGTAGGTCTGGATTGCTGTTAATCCTATCTATCCATTCTTGTTGAACTTTGGGGTCTTGTAGGTGTCTCGTTATAGCTAAATGGTCTGATATATTATTAAGCGTAGTTCCCATCCCTAAACTGTGGATATCTTCGGGAGTGATGTTTTCTGGCTGTAGGTTTAATCTGAATGTCTGTTTACCGTTCTCGTCGGTATGTAAGACTATATCTTCGTCTTTTATAGCATCGTTGATTAGTCCTTCTGCTTTCTCTCTCAGATAAGATGGTGCTACCTCGTAGTCTGCTGCAAATTTTACTGCTGATTGTGGTGCGGTGAAGAAATTAGTGATAGCTTTTTGCGTTCTATCTCCTAAAATATCGGTTAATTCTCTGCCTTCTGCCTTGTAGTCTTTTCTTGCACCACCCATCATGAATGCTGCATTGGCTATCATGCCGGGGATACTTACATCGCCTGTTGCCTTGTATGTCTCTGCTGCGTTTAGGGCTGCTCCTGTTGCCCCCGATATAAGTGCCGACTTCACTATACTCTTTGTCTTTGCTCCCAGCAACCATGATAATTCCATAGCGGTTCCCGTCAATGCGCCCTCTGCTGCTGATTCACCTGCTGCTGCAAGTTTTTCTCCCATAGGCTTATCGCCTTGTTCGTTGTATGTTTTTAGTGCGCTACCGGTAACTATTGCAGTGGCTAACTTGGTACTCATGCCAAATAACTTAGCTTCTCCACCTAAAGTAGAAAATTCAGCAACCATAGCAGGTACGGGTGCAAGTCCCTTTTCTATTGCTCCAAAAGTATTATCGGGAACATCTGGAAACGTAGATTTTAGTTCATCCCACTGATTAACTAATTTGTCTCCTAATTTTGTTTTTGATAGTAATTCAGGAATACCCTTAGATAATGGGTGTGCTATGTCTGACACATCGGGTGCGGTTCCTACTCCGTGTTTTAATTCGTATGTAGCCTTGTAATGTGCTTGGGCTGCATCTTCGAGAAACTTAGCTGCGCCTTTTAAATCGTTTGTTAATATATCAAAATTAGAAACTACATCCTTGCCTAAACCGTAAACAGCTCTTTCTACTGGGTTATATTGTGAGTTAGTCTTAGCTTGTTGTGCTGCTATCTTTAATTTCTTTTTCCACTCTGAATCTGTGGGTAGAATTTTTAATTCCTCGTCGGAAATATTAGTGGAGAAATATTTTGATTGTGTCTTGAATAGATTTTGGTCAAGTTCTTTTTGTTCGTCCTCCGTGGTTACGTGATCTTGTGTTCCTTCTGGAAGTAAAAAGTCTTGCGAGTTAGAACCTGGGGCCAGTCGTTGTGTTACGTTTGATAAAGAATTGTGTTCGTCCATAAATCCAGACGGAAGTTCCTGTGGTAATTCTTCTACGGTTTTACCCTTTTCATCTACCTGTTGTGGTTGGTTTCTTTGTTCTACGTCTGTCTTTAGTTTCTCAGACTGTTCTTTAGTAAATCCCTTAAACTTTTGTAATGGTAATTTTGAAGCCGAAGAACCAGTCTGTGAAGTAGACTTTTTTTTTAAACCATATTCTGCTGAGAACTCGTCAAAGTTTTCTGGAACATCTACATTTAATGTAGGTAACAGTTTGTGTAATCTATCCCTGTATTTATCATCAGATAGCTTCGTATAGAAGTCTTTGTCATTATCCGGTACGTCTACATCTAAAGAAGATAATACATTACGTAGCCTACCCGCTTTCGCAAATTGAGGGTATAGGTCTTGTGGTGTTTTTATAGGTAATTCTTCCATTATACTTGTATTTTACCGTGTTTCCATGTTCTATTTTTGTCGTCTTTCCCATTTCCATTTGCATCAACTCCAGGAGGGTATTTACCCTGTGGAACTTGCGAGGTAGGCTTACCTTGTGGTGAGCTTTGTACTTGGTTTTGGTGTGTTTCTGCCGGATTTGTGTCGAAATGCCATTTCCCTTGTGATTTAAGGGTATTTACTGCTTTGGTATATTCAGCACCTTTGAGTATTTTAGTTTTGTTTACATATATTACCTGTCCGGCATCGTTTGTTTTAGGATTACCCTTTCCATCTAAATCTTTCCCCTGATAAACTGCCGTTGCCTCACCCCTTGATGGAGAAATAGATGTCAACGTCCCGCTTGCGGTTCCACCGTCACTTGCGTCTACGGACATAGGGATAGTAACCTTGCCACCACTGGTAGGAACGGTGAAATTATTGTTTCCTTCATCAAATAAGGTATGCTTGTCTTTAGTATATTCAGAACCACCTGATTTGTATGGTTTATCTGTTATGTGCTCTTGTGTGGCCTTTGTTATTCCAGATATTACCGCACTGTTCTTAGCTACAAAATAAGACCAAGCAGGGTCAGGATCACTGGCAAATTGCTTTACGATATTGGGATCTTTGTTTGCTGCGTGAGCAAAATCAGCCTGTGCTATACCATAAATTGCATTGTTTTTATGTGCCATCTCCGTGAAGCTGTTATACGCCTCCTGGTTACTCTTATCTATGTTATTAGGATCGAAATTCTTAACAAGGCCAGAGTGATACCCATACTTGTCGTATTGTAGTCCCTTGTGTGGTGTATCATATTTGTTTCTGCCTGGTAGCTCTTTGGATAAATCCAATAGCGCCTTTCCCCCATCCATAGGGAGTGTCTGAATCGGTTCCCCTTCTGGATGCTTGCCTTCCTGTAATTGTTTTATCCAATTATTTGTGTGATCTATATCGTGGGTAGATGCGAATGCAGGGTTATTGATGGTAGACCTTGCAGAGTTAAGTTTGGATATCTCATTCATATATTGTGCCTGCTCTGCCTGTAACTTAAACGCATCCATCTGTAATTCAGCGTTGGTTTTAGGGTCTATATGAAAAACAGGCCCACGTTTGTTGTCGCCAAAGGCTTTCTGTACCTTTGCCATGTGGTCATTCAGCTTGGCAGTCATTACATTCTGTACTCCCTTTATTGCCCCCAATGAATCATCCAAGGATACAGTGTTGTCTTTCCAGAACTTATCTTCGTTCTTCTCTGACTTTTGTACGACATACTGTTTCAGTGCTTGTTGTCTCTGAAAGCTCTGTTCATAAGCCCCCATGAGATTTATGTCAGGAAGTAAAAGTGCGCCAATATCAGCCATTATTTATTTAGATTAAATCCAGATACAAAGATAGTCATTAAACTAATTTTATGCAAACAAAAAACCATCCCAGATTTTGAGATGGTTTTTATTCCGGTTGCTCGTTTGTTACATCGGCTTGCCTACTTTTTGCATTGGCTTTGGAGGCATGGCTTTCTTTGGTGCTTTCTTTACTTTCTTGATCTTTTTAGGTGCTTTCATAATTATTGAGTTTTGAAGGGATTGTAATTATTCCAAGGACTGTACATCTTTTGTTGCATTGAATTGATATTTCGACTATCCATTAATGGATTTTGGCTGAAATTCATCGGTAAAGAATTGGTTTGAACTGGAGACATAGGTGAAACCTGCATTCCTGTTACTCCTCTGTTGGGATTGGGGGCATAATTTCCTGTTCCCATCATTTGGTTAAATTGATCACTTTCCTGTTTCATTCCCAAATAACTGCCTGCTGCTTGTGCCGCCATTCCAATACCACCCCACATATTAGACTGACCTGCGCTTCTTTGGTTGGTTAGTTCTTGGTATTTCTGATTGTATGGGTCGAGTTGGTTGACTTGAAACTGTTGGTTCTTCAAGTTAGTCATTTGGCCTAACTCTTGGCGATATGCTCCCTGATTGGCTGCGTTGAACTGTGCTGCGGCTACATCGAGATCAGAAATCTGCTTTGCGCCCTGTTGATAGGCACGATTGGTTCCTTCAAGTAAAGATCCTCCTGTTGCTACTTCCCCTAGTGCGTTGACGTTAGCCTGCGTATTAGAGCCAATATTGTTTTGCATAATATCTTGTCCGGGGAGAGTGGTCATTAAAGCCATTTTCTGTGCGTTGGCCAGAGCAGCAGAAGCCTCAGCCGGTATCTGCATCATAGGTCGCTGTAGAGCGTTTAATTGCTTTTTGGCTTGCGATGCTTTACTTGCTCCAAATATTGATTTTATTCCACCGAGTGCTGCTTGCCCTATTGCGAGCCATTCCATTGGTTCCATATCTTACCTTTTAATTCCTTGTGAATACGTTGACCTTATAACATCGAACAAGTCTGTGAGTGATGGACTCTCCAAAAATTGTAATTTGTGGCATTCCTCGTAATAGCTTTGTTCATTTTTTTGCGCCCATGACATATTTCTCTCCCCCAAACTACGTTTCCAGTCGATAAATGAAAGTAATGCTTCCTCGTAGATAACAGGAACTAACGTCTCGCCTGACGTGCTTATTCCATTGGATTTATAAACGAGTATCACATCGCCTCTGTCAATATTATCAAGGATAATCCTTCTGTTTTCGTAGTCGAATTTAAGGTAATAGTTGTTTACCCCGCCACTGGAAGTATAGGCACTGAATGACCATCCTGCCTGACTGCCATCGGAGTTGAACTTACCCTCCACACGTGTCTGACCTTCGCCTAGATCACCATTGAGAGTAGGTACGCCATTGACTATTGTCTGTGGAATGATAATCCCCTCGTCATTGGTAAATGACCAAAACCTGCCATTGATAGCACAACCGATTTTAATAAGCGAAAGGAAATCGGAAGGGAGTGAGACGCAGTTAACCAAGTCCATTTTAAGACGTACCGTGCGCTCTGACTTGACAGTAAATAGGTGTAGATCACGGAGGCAGTCGCATGAAAGGCTGAACACAAGTTTGTATTCACTCATTGGGAGCCTGTTTCTGTGAATAGACTTTAAACAAATACGTTTGAGAGAAGTTAGTGCGCTACCGTCCATTGCTAAATCTTTCTACAAAGATAGTCAATTGGTAAATGTTTTGCAATTTTTATTTATACCGATTATAAAGAAGGCGTAGTTGTCACTTCTACCTCATAAAGCTGTGTTAATCCAGATTCAATAGTTTGTAATTCAAACTCTGCGGTCATCCCCCTCAAAGACCTGCCATTAAAAAGATCATTATTGGTGGGCGTTGGTGATGATGTAGTCATATCTCTCAAAAATGGAGCGTATAGCCACCCCTCTTTTTTGACAAATGCGGGTAATTTACTAACCATTCCAGCTTGATATGTATTATTATCAAATACTAATACTGAATCACACTTCCAGTTTTTGTTGCTGATAAGTTTCACCGAATTGAAAACAGATTTCCCGTTTCCCTTTGCTACGATATTTACCTTTGGCTGTACGTCAATTCCAAAGAAATTAGAATAATCCGTACCCGATTCATGTTGCCATGTAATACCCTGTACAAAGGCAAACATCACCTGACCTATGCTTCCGTACATCTCTGGAATATTACCACCAACATCAACGAAGTCAAAATAAGACTTCCATGTCTTTTCTTCTTCGTTGAACATCAGAGTTATTTTTATCTCACCTGTTGGCATATAGGCATAGATAGTGTACCACAACTCACCTTTAGACTGATCGTAACCGCCTACAATTCTTGGATAGTAGTTCTTAATCTGATCGAAAAGTGCTTTTGTGTAGTTCTTTATTCCGTTATCAGAGATAGGCACTGGTTCACTTGTTCCTTCTCGGATGAAACACCCATTGTTGACGTCTGCATAATAAGATGTAGTACCATTTTGTACAAGTGATTCTGCGTTCTGGCATCCATATCTCTCTGTGGATTGGTGCATAGAACCCAATACGAGAGTAGAGGTAGACACTATCTCTGTGCCGGATTGTGCTGCTTGATTAAGTACGGCCTTGCTCAAATAATAACTTGTGACTTTCTCTGACTGTAACACTTTAAGTATGTCTCCGTATTCAAATATACGAGTTATACCACCAAATGTCTCGTTAGATTCGTCGTAGTCAGCGTAATCATTTTGATTAAGATCGTTTTTGAAAGTGTTTTGTAGATAAACACCCGACCAACGTTTTAATCCTTTTATTCGTTTACGTTTCAGTTCTAAAGAATAAACTGCTGTTCTTTGCAAGTCCCCTTGGTCGGACTTAAACAGGTCAGAGTAGTTTCTGCTCTCTATAGATCCAAATGTAGATATTCCACTCACACTTAAACTGGAATAACTAGCTACGGCTGCTGTAGTGGCTATAGTATTAGGTGCGGTAGGATTCGATACATCTACTACTGAAATAGTCATCGAGGTGAAGTTGGCCACATATACATACTGTCCTGCAACGGCCAAGTCATAGGGGTTGGTACCTACGGATGCCGTTCCAACCACCACTGGAGACGTAATACTTGAGATGTCAATAACACTTAAAGTATTAGATCCGTAGTTGACCACGTAAGCATATTTCCCTTGGACACTCACTGCGTAACAGTCGTTTAGTCCACCTACCGTAGAGACGTATGAGGGGGTTCCAGAGATGTTGAATATCCTTAACTCATTAGCACCGCTATTGGTTACGAACAGGTAGTCACCAGAGATACATAGTTTTCTCGGACTACTTAGCCCTGTGATAGGAGTTCCCAGTACTGGTATCTGCGGGTTAGATATGTCTATCACGTCAATAGTGCCTGTCAGTACTCCTGAAGAGTAAGCCTTGGTACCGTGAAAACAGATATCTTCGTTACCTGCTCCACCTGTCAGGGAGATAGCAGTGTATTTCACAGGTGAAGAAGGTGTAGAGACGTTTATAACAGTCAGCTTAGCGTGGTTTCCACTCACTATGTAGGCATATCCGGCATTCAATCTTACCGTCTTGGAGTCATCATAATCTAAGGTGATAGAAGATACTACTACAGGATTGGCAATATTGGATACGTCCCAAATCTGCAAGGTCTGGGTGTATGAAGTGTAAGCATAATTTCCTGATACCACCATATACCTCGGATTAGAGATAGGGGTGTTAGTAGAACTTAAAAGCTGTGGCATATTAGGAACAGACACATCGAATATCTGTATCTCTCCCAGTGATGAAGAATACATCCATGCGTACAGATATGCGTTCGCCTGCGTGCTGTTTTTCTGGAAGGCATCGTACATATCAATCGTACCAGAAGTCGTGCCATACGCTCTTATTGGCGTCCTGGGGTTAGTTATTATGTACTCTTCACCGCACTCGAAATAAACGGTTGGGTCTACGTTAGCCGGTACGTCTCTGTATACCTCTACCAAAAGGTTTCTGGAATAGTCGATGTTCTGGTAAGGAAAAGAATACGTAGTGGCACTGCCTACCACGGAAGCCGATAATTCTAAGTCATATTCAGAAGTGAAGTACTCGATAGAGTCGTAGTTAGAGTAACCAAGAAGTCTTATCCTGTCACCTTTCGTCCATGTCCACGGCTGTACCACGGAATCAGGGTTGGCATTTCTGTAATCCAACACTGCACTGTCGAGATTTATCCTTACTATCCTTTTTATGGAGTCAGCTACTATATAGGTAGTAGGAATAGCAATATCCAAAAAAGCATAACGATTATCTACATGACAGAACTTATACGAATAAGCCTGAATTGGAGGCGTACCCGCCAGAGAAAAGTCAATCACAGGAACAGGTAGAAAAGAAACAGTGGTTCCTCCTACTTGGTCGTTTACGGATTGAATGTCAATTTTTGGGAGTTTATAAACAGAACATGATCTTTTAAGTTCATCAAAAAACACGATCCCCGGATTAAGTGTGGAGGAATACTTCAATCCACCTATCCTATCTGGTACGTTTATTAGCGAGAACAAAGCAGCGCCATTGCTTGGTATCGTCACGCTTAATGTTAATCCTACCTTTATGGCAGTCACTCCATTTTTAGCAAACTCCAATACTATTCCGTCTAAAACCTGTCCAATCGTGGTTTCGTTCTTCGGGAAATACTGAATAGTTATTTTATTTGTGGTGCTTAATGGTATGATAAATTTCAGTATAGATACTTTTATTAAAGAATCAAAAGTAGGCATAACAAACACATAGGCAGTGGAAATATAACTTACTGATAGAGCCGTTTCTACTGGCTGTGGTACTGTGGCATAGCGTGGTGTAAGCGTACAGTTTACGTCTGGATAGTCATATCCCTCTGTGATGTCAGCATCCACCAACCTATTTCCCTGAATTAACTCCTGACAGTTGGATATCTGTGGAGTATAAGAAAAAAGGTTATTGGTCTCTGTCTGGTCGAGCGGGAGGGTCTGAATGTCGTTTTTGAAAGTGTAGGTATAATTTATATTAGATGCAATTAATACTCCAAACGTTGGTGTATATTTATGTATGTCATCCACCAGTACCCAGTCTCCGTTATTTATCCGACAGGCTATCTGAATCCTGACTACTTCTTTCGTCCCTGTTTGTAACGAGAGTAGGATTGTATTATTAATGCAAGGATCAGAATAGTAGCCATCATATTCTAAGTTTAGCAGTGTGGGTGTAGACATACAACTCCATGTGGACTTTTCATTGTCATCATAGATAAATCTTGAACGGAACTGGAATATCTTGTCTCGAAGCTCGTTTTTCTTAATTGTTCCGTCTGTAATAACCGACCATGTAGGCTGTAGTGGAGGTATCTTACCCCTCATTATGTTCTGTAAGGTAAAAGCATCGTAGTGTTTGTATTCTATCAGCTTCCAGTTAGCGGAGTGCGTAGGATCTTGCGTGGTGGTGTCCTGTAGGCACTGAAAACAATTACCATCAAACCCTACTATCTCCCCAGTGACAAATTTAGGACGTGCCAGTCGCCAGTAAAGAGAAGTGTTAGAAGGTGTTTGTCCTGTTGAATCCTGAACTGCTACATAAAGGTTGCCCTCATATTCTACTTTCGGTGCAGGGGTAGGGGGAACTATAGTATAATTATAGGCAGGGTCATATGTGGGTAGTTTATTTGCTAAGTATTGATTGGTAAGCGCACTTGCTCTGACTATGTTTAGTTTTCGTGGTGGGTTAAAAGAACCAAGAGACATATCAAGCTCTTCTCCGTCAGTCCAGTAAAGTATATCACCAATTACGTTGGCATGATTTATCACCCCGAAGTTGAAGTACTCATAATAGGCTATCCTCTCTATCCTGCCGTTTGACCAGATACGTTGTATAATACCACCGTCCAAGAACGTTATCAGTGCCTTGTTTTCTATGTCCTGTGCTTTACCTATTGTTCTCATGAGTATAATATTGGAACACCGCACTGGACTGAAATGGTACCGTCTGCCGTGTGATATGTGTAGTCGTGTGTGATTACTTGATTATATCCTGAAAGTGTCGTAGACCACAGTTCTCCGCTTACAGAAGAGTAGATTCCTACACTGATAGAGTTACCTACTCCCGAACTTGTTGCTGAACACGCTTCGATATGTATTGCATCACCGTCGGTTATCGAGAACGAATCAGAACCAGTGTATCTTTCGATGTCGATTATCAGCGTTCCGTTCTTGGATATTTTAAGATAACCACCGGGTGCTCCATCACCTTTGATGAAATATGCACTCAGTGTCCCACTAGGAATAATGGTACAGGTTCCTGTTGAGTTGGCGTTGTTTTGTCCGTTTGCTGATATATCATCAAGTGCCATCTGGTCTGCTGCTATTTGACTTATCGTAGACGAATATGTAGCGTAGGGGACTGTATAGGTAACTGTGCTTCCAGAGTATCCAGACCCGCAGTTGTTACGAACGAACGTCTGTGATTGAGTAGAATTGTAATAGGTGACGGTAGGAACAGACCCAGGATGACCAACGTTTAAATCGAGTGTGGTGATGTCTACGTTGCTTTTAACCGCTTCCATACACCCTTTTCCGTTGGATGAAGTGTTTGAACTGCGCATGTTATACACCTCCCTCGTGGCATTGAGGGGTAAGTTGCGCCCATCAGTGTCCAGATCCATGTACTGCTTCTCGAAAACGTGCCTATCAATCATATCTTATAAGTTAAGATCGGGTGGTGGTTGCTTCCGCACTTCTGCGCTGAAGCGTTTTTTGTTTAATGTCAGGTTCCGTCTCACCTGATTACAGTTTTTTCTCACACCACCCAATCTCCTACAAAGATAGACAAAAAAGAAAAGAGAAGCAAGTCTAACTTACCTCTCTTAACCGAATGAAACGACTATGCAGCCATTTCTAATTCTTGGTTTAATTGTATTGATTTGCCGTTTAGGCGATAGTAGCTTCTTTATGTTACCCTCTTTAATGCAATCGAAAAGCCTTAATACCCCGAATAATTTGTGATAAGCGATCATTAATCAATCTTATCACTCTCACAGCCAATGAGTTGAGTGGAGTATGACGGATTCGAACCGTCGTCTTACATCATAGTCGATAATCTCACTACTATTATTTTAAAGAACGTTGGTAATATTCAAGTTACATTTATTCGGAATCCCATCACAATCTGATCAGTTATTATGACTTCGGACGCTTTGTCTCACCAACCGTCCACCGTTTGACCTTATTCACCACCTACGAGACCTTATGTTAGGTGTGTAACCAATTCGATAAGTGTCTGCCACCGCACGAATATTACCAATATTTTAATCATTCAGCCTGCGTCGTAATAATAAATACTACGAATCCCCTAGCCATTGATCGATATAACACTAGGATAGGTCTCCCCGCTGGCTGAATGATTTAGTATTTTAAAGAACTTATTTGTGGATACACTTGAGATTCGAACTCAAGACCCTCTGCTTGCAAAACAGATGCTCTACCAACTGAGCTAGTGACCCATTTACCGACCCGAATAGATGGGCATCAAATCAGATCGGTTTATCCAATATTTACGGTCTGATGGGAGACTAGCGTTTTTCCACGTGTGGAATACGATACAAATGTATGACAATTTTTTAGTCAATGCAAGTATTGGGTGTAATTTAGAATCAATCTAATCAATTCTTTTATTCATATCCCAATCTACCAATGATAGTTTTTTACCAGATGGAGTTTTATCTTTTGTTACATCATACCCCTCTAATAATAGCCTATTCACAGTTTGTTTTGATAGTCTATTAGTTAAAAGTTTCAGACATCCATCGTTTATTGCATCCTGTATTTCAAGGTAAACCGTATTTAGCTCACTATTAATTGTTCTTTCGTATGCTTCTTGTGCTTTCATATCGTTTATATTTTAACACAAAAATACACCAACCAAACCTAATATGCAAGTTTAATTGGTGTATCTCAGTAATTTAGAACGATTCTAATTAAGGTTCCACGTTTCCAAACGCTTCTTTACAGAGTTCAATAAGTCTCGGCATCTTGTCTGTTTTATCAAACGCTACATTTCCTTTTTTCAAAGCACGTTTCAATTCAACCCATGACAACTTCTCAAAGTCCGTAAACTTATCCAGTTTGACGTCAATAGATGTTTCATTCATATCCTCGTCCTCTGTGATACCTAATGCTTCCTGCAATAGATATAGCTTTTTAGAAGCGATTAAAAACGAAGCAAGACGTTTACGAATCTGCATTTCATCACTTCGCTCGTTCACTGGGATTCTTAAGATAGGTTCATCTTTGTCGCCCTTCCAGAACCATGCTGATTCAGCGTGATTGAACTCGATTAGTTTTTTGTAAACACCCTGCGAAACAAGGGAAACAGCCTTCATTTCGTCCGTAAGCCCCATTGTTTGTTTTTTGAACTCTGCAATAGCAACTCCCAGTTTCCTACCTTCTTCAGCGGTAATGGTATTATACAACTGGTTTTTAAGCAACTCAAGCGTTGCAAATTTGGTTATGTCAATACCCCAGTTGTACGCAATAACCCTCATTCTTGCTTCGTCGAGTGGTGAAGCATCAGAGTAAATATAGAACAACAGGTCTGCATTCTGGCCTCTGGTTACTGCCAGTTTCGAAGCATCTTCCTCGATGTTTTCGATAAGCATCATCCCGCTCTTAAGACGTGGCTCACAGACCAGGTAGTAAGCAAGTCTTTCGGTGTCTTTGCGAGTAAAGATCATGTTACCATCGAACAGCTCGCTGTGTGGGACGTAGATAGTCTCGTTGTCTTTTACTCGTTTGTTCTCATAGTAGTTAACGACATGGTTTCCCATACCTATATTAATCTCTGATTCAAAACGTACGATAGCTGCTGCCTTTGGTTCCAGTTTGCCTGTGGCTTTGTTCTTATTGGTATATTTCTCAGCCCATTTAAGTCTGAAAGATGGATACCTGTCGAAGTGGTTGTTGATCTGCGTCAGTGCCTTTGCAAAAGCTACCAACAATTCGTCTGTTCCTTTGTACTTGGCATCGAGTTTTACTCTTTCGCCATCAATGTCAATCATAACTTTAGGTTTTGTGTAATTTATCGGAATGCGATAAACGACAGGTTAATAAAATAAGTAGGGGATTTTACACCCCTACTCTTTAGATATGCAAATTTATTTTTAGACTACGAACTTCTGGTTGCTAATACTCCCCTAAATGCACCGTATAACTCATAAGCTGTATGTGAAGTCCAGTGTACGTTTGAACCGTCAACGTCTGTTATAATTGGATAGCGCATTGTCTGATTCATATATCCGTCCATACCGGCCAACATACCGCAGATACGTTCACGAGAGTAAGCACCTAATCCTACGTAACGTTTACGCAAGTTCGGTACAGTTACCTTTTTCCTGTCGATAGTCACTGCTTCTTGATTTAAAGGGATGAACATGATAGCGTCATCCAACTTAGTGTTAGCAGTACCCATCATAGTAGGGTTAGAGAATAGCGGAGAAGGAATGAGTACAAAAGTGATGTGACTCATCTTGATGTACTGCAAGTTGAAGTTAATCATCTTAGTGTCGCCACCATAGAGTTTATCAGCAACAGATTGTACATAGGGAGTACCTGCCAAACCACCAGAAGTTCCCTGTATCTTAGCGTTGGAATTAGCCATCAGCTTAGATAAAGCAGAGTAACCACCATAACAAGCAACTACTGTGTCTTGTAAACCTTTTTGTACCATATAACCTTCTACAGAGGTAAGGTCGTCGATACCTACACCACTAGCACCTATACGGATGTCACCACCCAACTGGTCGATCCAGTCCCAGATACCCTGTGTCTTACCGATAAGTCCGGCAGCACCACTCATGACTGAGGTCTGTGTGAGGTTTTCGGTGTTAAGCTGACCAAAGACACAGGCTTGTTCCTGTTGTATCTCTAGCATAAACTCACCACGGGTGATTTCCTTGTTGAAGAACTTAGTGCCTTCGTTGTATGTCTGCCATTTCATCTGTGCCATAGCCATACCGTCAAATCCTAAAGCTTCTTTCATAATCTGAGCATAGAACGTACGTTGTACCGAACCGAGGTTGGTAGGAGTAGTACCATGTGTTCCAACGGCAAAAGCAGATGCTGTGATAGGTAACTCGATACCTGTGACAAGGTTTCCGGCTGATACCTGAGCATCCAATGTAGGAGCTGTTGAGCTGTATGACTTGATAGTCAAGACGGGTGTAGCAGGAGTAGTGACGTCGATAGAGTCGATACGGCATTCCGTAAATCCTGTGATAGTGTTACCTATCATTACAGAGAATCCCACACGTGGGAAGAAGTTGTTCTGATCGTCGAGTTCGGCTGCATCAAGAGTGATAGTATAAACTACGGTGGTTACCTTAGTAATGGTAGCACCCAGTTTTAGTGTTCTCCATGTGAAGTTTTCTTCTTCACCGGAACAGGATTCATTTGACATGACTTCAACACGTCCGGGGGAGTTATGAAATAAATTAATCAGCTCATATCCCTTTCCGTAGAGCTTGTGAAGCTCGTCGGTAATATCGGGTCTCTTTTGGAAGTCCCTTAAACTCATTATCTGGGAAGTATTCGCTCCTCCAGTGACTAAGTTATTTGTTGCCATTAACTTATATGTTTTTTAGTAAATAAATATGTTATTTACCCTTGATGTCTGCCAAAACATTATCATAGAACTTCTCTTCGGACTGCGCTTCTGGGGAAACACGTTGAGTAGACCTTGTATTAGCTGGCGTTGGATTATCTATTCCTTTTTTAAATGCGATCTCAGCCTCCACAACCTTCTGTGAAGAGTAAGCATTCATTATTTTAACCAAATTTTGGTGTAAATAGTAATCCTTCAGATTCTGTACTGTCTGCTTGGTGTTCTCTGCATTGGGTTCTAAGCCCTGACTGATTAGCCATTGCTTGGTGTTGCCAATGTTCTCCGTCACGCCTTTCTTGAAGTCCTCGTCGATAGCAAATTCAAAGATAGTATTCTCGCCTTCGGAAATGACTACTTTGTCTAACTGCCCGGGTATGGTCTTCACAAGCGGTTCCCATGCGTTCTGTAGCGTCTCCAGACTTTCCTTCGTCTGGATTTTTTTGTTGCCTAGATAAGCGTCGATGTCAATCACCTCTGGAACTTTTACCCCTTCCTTTAGGGTGTTGAATTCCTTACGTGCTTCTTTCTCTGCTATCTTTATATTGACTTGATCTTGGGGTTCAATGTCGTTAAAATCTGATTCAAAGTCTTCAAACCCATATTTCTTTGCTAGATGTCCCTCAATCTGGCTATCGCTGAACTCTGGGTTATTTAACTTGAACTGTAACTTTAACACCTGTCTGGGGTCGGCACTTAATTCTTTGGTCATTACCTGCATCAAAGAGTTAGGGTCGAGTTCGGGGTGTTGTTTCTTTAATAGTGCAGCTTTGTATTCGTCTTCCGAACCAAATATTTTGAGAGGGTCTGCAAGGTCTTTCAATGCGTTCATCTTTTCAGCCATGTCGGCTTCACGCTGTTTTAGCGTCTGTACCTCTGTCTCTAAAGGTTTGTATTTGTTGACCTCTTGGTCAAAGTTCTTTGCCTTTTCAATATGAGGGATAAAATCTTCACGTGTGGTTCCTTCAATACCTTGTGACTTAAACCAACTTACCACTTCGTCACTTACAGGTGGATCGGCAGGTGTATCATCTGCGGGCGGCTCTACCTGTGGTGGATCGGCAGGTGTGTTTACTATATTATCAGGTCTTACATCTTCTGCGATGTCACCGGGTTTTACGTCGTTTAAAAGGTCGTCGATATGTGCCATATTTTTAGGTTTTTTGTGTTTAGCTTCCGAGTGGGACAGTCAAACAGATTGTTATTTTAATTTAGTCTTATTCTAAATAAGGAATTGAGCGCAAAACTACGCCACTCCGTATTTAATTTACAAAGATAAATCTATTTAGAATTTAATGCAAGGTTTATTTATACTAAATAAAAATAAGGAATTTTAGATTGAGTTCAAATGTTGTTCTATCATTTGTTTTTCATCTATACTATGAACGAATTTATGGCAATCTCCGCATAATGTTTCTAAGTCATCTAAGTGTTTATGTTCTGAAAATCGGTGAGTATAGACCTTGTGATGCACTTGTAATGATTTCTTTGATCCGCAAGCAATACACTTGTGTTTGTCTCTCCTGAGAACTAAATCTTTAATACCAAACCAATATGAAGTTTGTAAAAATTCCCAATATTCCAATTTTCTACTCGGTGGAGTAAAGTTGCTTACAAATTTGTGCTTTTGTATTTTTACCTCTGTTCTTTTGGTTATCTGAAATTTATTAACAAACCATATCTGATATTCTAGCTCAGATTTTCCATTCAATAAAATACCGTATTTTATTTTCGCATACCTAAATATAGATGAATGCAAATTAGTTTTGCTCAATCCATAATCTTTAAGAAACTTATTGAGTTCTTTTACTGCTTTGCTGTATTTAGATTTATCTACAACAAGGTTTTCTCCAAGTTCAATAAGTTCCATATTCAAAGATAGTTATTATTTAGAATGAATGCAAATAATATTTATTTCAACTTATTCAGAAGGAGAAGGTTTCTGTGTTTTATTGAGATCAAAAATACTCATTATCTTTCCATATTCCTTTTTGTATTCAATGATAAACTCATTCAATCCTACTGTTGATTTATTTTCGGATAAATTGCTCATCATTATTCTTTGAACAATGTTTTCGAGCGACATTCCATATCCCTCATTGGTTTCGGAATCTACTTTTTCGCCTGTTTTCTTAGTTGTTACTGTCTTTTTAAAAAGATCAAACCTTTGCAGGTTCCCTTCGCATGGTTTTGCGATGTAATCACCGATTTGAATGTTCATTATTAAGCTTTCTTTAATGGATAATTAATACATTCGTGACAAATATCTGTTAATGCGTTTTGGCAAACAAAGCACTTTTCTGGTATTTTGTTCCATGCCCGCACCTTTGCTAAATTCCTATCAGCCTTTTCGACGAAGTCCTTTGCCGTCTTACCTTCCAGTGTGGGTATTAATCTTATTTTAGTTGCCATAGGTTTTTTGTTTTGTCAAAATAAATTAGTAATAATTAACCTCCCAATTTGTTGAGGGTTTAATTTTCATGTCAGAAATTAGCTTTTCAATTATTTCTCTTCCATCAAAAGAGTTGTGAATTATAATACATCTGTCGCTTACAAAATAAACAGTTGGTTTACACCTACACCCCGAAGCTGAATGTTCTTCAATATCGTCTAATGGAATTACGTTGATCATATTAGTGTAACTTTAAAAGCGGGTGTAGGTCGTACTGCACCCGCTTAGATTAAATTCAAAGCTTCTGAGGACTCAAAGATACAAAATAAAGCGTTCATTAGCTTATTTTATTTTCAAATTGATTAATTATTTTTCCAGTCTTCCACCAATCCATTTGAGCGTATAATGCTCTTCTTTCTTTTTTGTGCTTTTTACAGATAGTAATTGATTAATGTTTAATTGTTGTGAGTTTATTGTGTCTTGTTTTTTCTGAATAATAGAAATAGACATAAGCCCGTGAATGATTCCAATATTTTCATTAGATAACGAATTAACTTGTCTTTCTAATGATTTAAATTTCACCATATAGTTACTTAACATTATCAATAGAAACACCGTAATAATAATATTTACTATTAAAAATCCTTTTACTTTTTTCATATCGTTTTAATTTGCCACAAATATATAACTATAAAAAACGTAAATCAATAGGTAATAGTAATTTAGAATGATTCTAAACTATTGCTTGGCGTAATTATCTATCGGTCTTATGTTAACTCTTTTTGCAAACTCTCTTTGTGCCTGTTGATAAGCTAATGGATTTTTAAGTTTATTGGCTTCTGTAACACCAATTGTCGAAACGTAGTCCGCAAATGCCTTATCTAAACCGAGATTTACTTTGGCGTTAGGGTCGCCAAGCGGCTGCATAACAAATCCTTGATCTGACGGTTTAACATACCACGGAATGGGAGTTCCATCTGGTATTCCCCTTGTACCAACACCTAATGACCTAGTAATGGCTGTACTTGACTGACCTAAGTCTGTATATCTTTTATTACCTATGAACCCATTTTGTCCTTGATGAACATTGCTAAGAAGTAGGCTCCTGCTTCGCTGTGCAAACCCTGTGGTATCTACACCAAACACTGCCCTGCTTAGCATAATTGCTTGCTGTGCGTCCCTCATGGCTTTAATTATATCCATATTATTGTTGCATTTGGGGTTCGGGTTGCTGCTGTGGAGGTGCTGGCTGCCCTTGCGGTTGCTGTGATTGGTCGGGTGCTTGTTGTTGACCTTGCTGTTGGTCGCCCTGTGGAGGTGGAACATACATTTGACCACCTTTTATATATCCTTCGATAGCTTTAATGGTGGCGTCGGCATTAGCTTTGTCTTGTAACAGTAAAGCATCATAAAACGCTTTAGTGGTAAGCGTCTCACGTTCCTGTTTCCCCTTTTCCTGCACAAGTGCTATATCCGCCTGTGACTGGATCTGAGTTTTTGCCTGTTCCATCTGCATCTGACCCTGTATCTGTGCCTGTGAGTTTGCCTGTGCCTGTTTTGCAATAGCTTCTTTGTTCTTGCGAATTGAAGTCTCGAGCATCATCTCTGCTAACTGCAAAGAGCCTCCATATTCGAGAATTCGACTGACGGCAAACGCATCAGCAAGTGTGATTCCTGGCTGTCCGTTACGACCTGCCTGTAAGGCTACTTCTGTCTTGTTCTTTAAATCGGCTTTTTCCTGTTCCGAAGGTTTGGCTTCGAGTGCTATTCCGTACTTCACAGCGTTGCCGTTAGCTATCTGCATGATCTCTATTCCCCTGCTACCGATTATCTCTGAATATGTCTTTTGAGCATCTTCGTCATATTTAAGTAAGGTCTGGATAGTGAAACAGGTGTTCTTAGCCATGCTTTCTTTCAAGCTTAGTATTCCACTCAGTATAGGTCGTAGGGTGTCAGAGGTGGCAGCTACAGCTATCTCGTTGGTCTTTACGGGAGCGTTAGGGTCTACCGTTCCCAGAGAGAGCGGGTTGATACCTGTCAGCGTCTCTATCATCTGGAAGTTCAGTTTGAACTGCAAGAATGCGTCATTCACAGCTTCTCCCATACCTCCCTTTAATTCTTGTACCGGTAGTTGGTTGCTTTCTTGTCTACCTCTACTGTTGGTTCGTTTGTAGATTATGTTACCTGTCTGGAAATAGAGTTTCAGGGCTTCTTTGATAGTACTCTTACCTCCGGTCTCCAAAGAAACAAGTGTGTCCCAGTCGATAGCCACACCTCTGTTTACGGCAGTAGCGATAGCGTTTTGATACTTGTACCAGATTATAGCGAAGTTATCATATATAGGTATGAGTTGATCGGTGATAGAAGTCCACGGGAACTTATAAGCATGGAACGGACTGATTACGTCTTTTTTATTCCTTGTGATGTTTTGTGCTACTCCGTAATTAAAGACCAATTCAGATCCTACCAGCCACGAACAGATAAATCCTTTTCTTACACAAGTAGATAATAACTCTTGTCCCTCTTTGGGTTCGCCCTCGAAGTTATGATAAATCTTTTTCTTTCCGTAACGAGTAGTAGAAATCAAGTCTTTGGTCTCATCGGTGTCTACCCACCAGCTATCGGTGACTAATACTTTGAAGTAGTCATATTTCCAACCACCCATCTCATTAGGTGTGCCGAAGTCATTAATGTCTCTCTCGAAGGGGTTACCGTATTTACCACAATAAGCCCTTGCACATTTCTGTAGCTGTGGCTCGTAGACGTCTTTAGGGATGCCTTCTTCTTGAAGTAAATATCTGATCTGAGAAATAGTCATCTCCTTGCCTACAAAAGCATGTTCTGAGTCACGGAAGTCGTTGTAGTCGGAATACTGGATGCCGAACATCTCTGGGTCTACATATTCGGTCTTTACTGTGTTATCTTCTCTGTCGTAGTAGTCGTGGCAACAAGCAAAGGAAAGATCTATAATATCCTTTGTCATGTCTTTCTTTATCTCTTTCCATCGAGAGACAAACAGCGTCCATCTTATTAATTGTTCCATAAACATGGCGTGTTCGGCTTTGAACCCACCTCTGTCTCTGAAAAGTTTTAGTTCATCAATGGTCTCAGGCATGAAGTCGGGTTCCTGTGTCTCGACGCCCATATTACTATTGAAAGTACGCAGAAACTCCATGTTTTCTTTCATAGCCCACAGTTCGAGCATCTTATTCTCAACCTCTGCGCCTGAGTTAGCGTCAATAGGGTTAGCTTTTATATCATATTCTGCTGATTCAAATTTACCGAGAAGGGTTGCTATGACTTTTGGTGCCGGGCTAATTACTTTCCACAGCACATTGAAATATCCTTCACGCTTATTTTCTTTCTGATCGACAAAACCGCCTTTACCGTCTACATCAGATACACGTTCTGCAACAGGACTATCGTGTTTGGTATCGGATGCGAAGTAATTTTTATACGTCGATTCCGATTGCTTTCCGTTGGAGTAATCCCGAAGTATTTGGTATCTACCTTGCTCCGAATAAGATATCCCACCACAGTTCCTAACGTGGATGCTGAACATTCCAACGGCATTGCTAAGGTAATATGACTTGTCTTTGCGCCCATTGGTTCTTACAATATCTGACTCTTGGGTTACATAGGTTTCAACAACGGACTTATCGAATGGCATGTCTTTATATTTGATTCTACAAAGATAGTCATTAGTTTAAAAATTTGCAAGATTATTTAGAACGATTCCAAATTAGCATTCAGAATAGCTTTTTGCTTATTTGTTATTTATCTTTGTGCTATGGAAAAACTATGGCGTGTCGACTATAATTTCATCGACCAAGACCACTTCGACTGGTTTGAGGTCGGGGTAAACTGTGTAAGTCTTACCGAGCTGTCTCCCGACTGTATTCGTGCGGTCTGTGAGAAAACAACTAAGGTAGAGAACATAAAAGAAGGTAGCGTAGTCAGAGAACAGATCACAGAGACTACGGAATCACATGAAATCACAAACATAAACCACAAATATTTCAGAAAGACAGTAATTATATGATAAAACTTACCAAAGAAGAACTTTTATCTCTGCGACCTCAAAATAACATGGTTATTATTAAATCATTGGAGGACAGGTCAAAATATCAACTCACAAAAGACATCGAACTAAAACTTGATATTGATTTCACTAAAGACGCATTCCGATATATCGGGGTTATCAATCAGGTCGTTGCAGTACCAGACAAGATAATCTTCGGCACTAAACCACATGACAGGGACTCACGCATACAATTCAGCGAATGGGAGACCACAGTAGAGTTAGAGGTTGGAGACACCGTGGTATGCAATTACTTCGACTTACAGCCATCGGTGGTAAGTGGTAACTTCATCGTCTGCGAGGGATGCACCTATTATTATATTCGTTATTCTGACATTTACTGTAAGATAAAGAATTTCTCAGGTAACGTAAATGACATACGCAATGCCGTCTCAATGAATATTCCTGACTATCTTATCCCTATCAACGGATATATCTTAGCCGAGCCAATATTCAAAAAAGAAGGTATCGGAGCTTACATGGTAGATAAGGAGACTGACCACGCTCTCGTTAAATACGTGGGTAAAAAGAACACCAAGTACATGGAACGCTATAACCAAAACGGTGATTACATGTATGAACCTATGGATATGGACGTTCAGGTTTCGGACATTATACATTTTAAAAAGTACGCAGCACACGCTATGGATAACGGACTGAATAAATATTTTGGAACACTCGTCCCGATATTGGGCAGAGACATTTTGTATATTAAAAGAAATGGAGTTATTTATGGTTAAAGCAAACGAATTAAGGATTGGGAATTATGTTAAGGATGAATTTGGTAGAATTGGAACAATTAAAATTCTATTCCAAAATACAGTATCAATAAAACTTAAACATTCAAAACTAAAAACTGGCTACAAAAACATAGAACCTATTCCGATTACAGAAGAAATACTTTTGGCGTGCGGTATAACATTCCACCATGTAAATGGATTTAGAAAATATTTCAATTATAAGGATCATATAATGATCGAAATATTAAACAATAAACAGGTTTGCGTCTATTTTATGGACAATATACTATGCTTTAAAACATACTTGCACGAACTTCAAAACATGTTTAAAATTTGGGATATTGAACTTGAAATAAATCTATAATGGCTAAAAAAGTAAAAGAAGAACCCGAACCAAGTTATATCGACAAAGATAAACTCGATAAGTATTGCGTTTACATGTACAACTTCAACTCTGAAAACCGTAAAAAATATCAAGACTATTTCGAGAGAAAACGTGAAAGCGCAATCATGGCTGGTTTTGAGTTCGACGATACCTTTGAACCAGAAGTAGAGGACATGCTACTCGGTAAGGATGAAGAAGCTAATAAAATCATCATCGACTACATTATCTCACTCGGTAGCCCAGACATGATACGCTATGTCGCTTTTCAGCAGATGTTATCAGCACAGGTGTCAAGGTCAATGAGTGAAACAGACGAAAAACTGGTTAAGGTTATCCGTGAAAATATCAACAATATCAGTGATGACCTAAAACAAATCGAAGTTAATTTGTTCGGTGATAATGAAAATGCACTCCGAAAGGCTCTTTATTCGTCTATGGTTGACAAATTAAGGTTGCGTCCAGAGCACATAGCCCGTTCCATAGCCGATAAAAATTTAAAAATACCTGACCCTTATTACTCAAAATAATATGAACAATAACGAATTTATCACCTATCAAACAGCTTGTTTTGAAAAGATGCAAGCATTATTCAAGTCAAAAAACCACGACTATACCGCTTCACAAACAGACACATTTGCTAACTTTAAAATTATCGAACAATACGGTATTAATCCAGAAGTAGGATTCTTAACCCGAATGAGCGATAAGATGTCACGTGTTGCATCATTTGTGTCAAGTGGAGTATTACTTGTCGACAATGAAAAAGTTGAAGATACGCTGTTGGATTTGGCTAATTACGCAATTTTAATGGCAGGGTATATTAAATCGAAACGAGAGGGGTAGAATTATGATAAGGAAAAAGGTTGTCATTGATAATGATAAATATATAGGAGTCATGTTAAATAAGTGTGGAACTATGTATATATCACACATAATGATTAATTTCAAAAACATTATTTTAGGTTATTTTTATGAAAAAATAGAAGCTGCAAGGGAGTATGATAAATATGTTATTGATAATAAATTAGGGAGAAAACTTAATTTTCCAATTAGGCCTGATGATATTGATGATAATTCAGTATGGATTCAATTATCCAAAAATAAATGGACACTAATAGATAGGGATGATTATGACATAGTTTCATCATTTAAGTGGCATGCTATAAAGTGTGGCAATAAAAGTGAAATATGGTACGCATCTAGGGATTCAAGAAAACTAAAAAATGGAGAGTCTTCTTTACTGCATAGACTAATACTGGGAATTACGGATAAAAGTATTCATATTGATCACATAAATCATAATGGATTGGATAACAGAAAATGTAATTTAAGAATATGTACATGCCCACAAAACACAAGGAATGCTCTGAAAAAATCTACTCCATCATCAAGCACATTTAAGGGCGTATCATATAAAATGGAATTTGGGTTATACTCGGCAAGGATAAGATCAAATAATAAAGATACATTTTTAGGATATTTTAAAACAGCAGAAGAAGCTGCTCACGTGTATGATTTTTGGGCTGCTTATTTTTTCCAAGATTTTGCTCATTTTAATTTCAATGATAATAAATTTGAACTAAACCTAAACTCACTATGTTAAAATTTAAGAGTTCTTTAGAGGTAAAAAATTGCTGGGCTGTGATTAACGGATGGAAGAATTGGTTTGAGTTCACGGACAGTCTGAGACGAATTAATAATCAACCACCCGATTCAACGGTTTACATACCCGAAACTATTGTTGACGAACTATTAGAAATGATGCTATGATTATTGTTGACGAATACAACGTATGGGACAAACAAGGCGATACATGTCATTTAAACGTGCGTGCTAGACGTTATTTTGATGGATGTGACTTAGATCAGATAAAAGAATATCTATTAGTAGAAGGGATGGCTAAGTTAAAATCACAGGATAAAGAGGTAGACATAGACAGCGTGGTCGTGCTATTGGCTTTCACGCAGAAATGAACTATCTTTGCAGTGACCAATTAACGTAGCTTATGTATTCCTACGAACCTTGTGAAAAGTTTGTAATTATCAATGATGATAAAGACTTGACACCCAATGGGATGGGAGTCAAGATAGATATATTAGACCTGATACAGCGTACCTATAATAGTTTTGGCAAAGAACACCCTACTTGTTTTCCTGACCACAGTAAAATGTACTACTATGGTATGCCACCAGAAGAACAAATATTTGTACGTGAAACAATCCCACCCCGACTTATCTCATTAGAGAAACATTTACGGGCAAAAGAGAAGGCGATCAAAAAACGTGAACAGACATCTATTAAAATAGAACTCAACATAATAAATAGCTTCTGGGAGGAACTTGAAAACCACGCTGACGATTATGTGGAGGAAATAAAATGGATTGAGAAGTGTTGGTATCATAGATGCTTCGGAGCATGGTATTTAATAAATGGTAAACCTATTTACTTCTCACCGAGTTATTGGTTTTACATCAACTTCTCTTTTATTCCAAAGGCACGTATGCTAGAATACCGTGATAGGGATAGGAGGTTCGGGATTGCATACAACTGGGCTATACTCGAAACAAGGACTTTCGCCAAATTAGATAAAGACGGAATAGCCATACCTGAGCCAGACGGAACCTACGAAATGATTGACCTCGGGCGTAGGGTTTTTTATGGCATAACATCGGTTAAACCCCGTCGTGTGGGAGACACCAGCAAGGCAGCGGCATTTTGCCTGGAACTCGCCACCAGATCAATTGAAAATCACTTTGGGCTACAGGCTGAATCTGAAAACAGCAGCGAGAAGGTATTTATCGAACACATCATGTTTCAGTTTAAGAAATATCCTGTATTCTTTAAACCGCTATTCAGGGCTATCGACCCGAAAGAGAAATTAGAGTTCTTTAGCGATGATCCAGAAACGACACTATCAAGTTGGATAGACTTCGCCACGTCCGCAAAGGACGTACATTATGATGGATCTGGTTTAACTTATTACATCGGCGACGAAGTTGGAAAACTAGAATCACAAGACATAGTACAGAGAACACAGACGGTAAAATTAGCACTATCTGAAAGAGAACATATAGATGGTATCATGCTCTACGCCAGTACTGTAGAGCAAATGGACAGAGAATCAGGTATTAAGTTTTTAAAATTATGCAAGCAATCCAAATTCCACCAACGGACAGGTAGTGGTCAGACTATATCTGGGTTACTAACCGTGAATTTCAGAGCGCAAGACTGTTTTCCTGATTTTATGGATCAGTATGGATATCCAATAGCTGATAAACCTACACCAGTTCAACAGGAATATCTAAAATCAAAGGGTATGAACCCCAAAATAGGCGCAGACGAATACCTTCAAAGCCTACTTGTCGGAGCCGATGAAGATAAGCGATCACAGCTAAAACGTCAGAACCCAAGATGCTTCCGGGATGCCTTTACTCCCCCCGCTTCATCGAATATATTCCCTAACGAGAGAATTGAGAGCCGGATCACTGAATTACGTTTTGGCAAATCTATGACACGTAGGTTTGATTTAGCATGGGAGAGTAACTTTGGTGGTAAGGTAGCGATGATATTCAAAGAAGAAGGACACTTTATCGCCTCTTATATTCCTGAGCCAAACGAACAGAATAGGTGGAGGATAATAGACGGAGTACAATACCCAGAAACAGAGCGTTTCATCGCCTCTGCTGATACTTTTAAGTTAGACAACCCAACAGGAAACAGATACTCTAAAGGTGGTATAGGGCTACGCATGAGACGTGATATGAGAATAGATACGGACAATATACCTGTGTCAAAATGGAAAACAGCAAAACAAGTGGTTTATTACAGTCACAAGCCTCCATTGGTAGCAGATTTCTGCGAGGACATGCTTAAACTCTGTATTCTCTACGGATCGCTTGCCTACAACGAGAACAATTTAAATAACGTCAATGAATATTTCACTGATAACGGTTTTGATGGGTATTTGCTTTATCCGTTAGACCAAAATGGTGTAGAGAAAACGGTAGCCGGTTACTTTGCTAATTTAACGACAAAACAGGCTGGCTTCAACCTAATACGTGATGACTTAAATATGCACGCTGAACGTATGGAGTTAGAGGACTTACTTGTGGAATGTATTAGTATTCTAGGGGTTACAGATTTGACCAACTTCGATGCAATGTCAGCTTACCTCGGTTGTTTACTTGGAGATAAAGAACTTAGCAATACTAATCATACAACGATAGTAGAGTCAAAATATAATATTGCTGAGTACTTCAAATCATTCCAGTATTAAAGAAACATTTTTATTTTAAAAAGGCAGATCATTTTCCCCATCATCAAACTCCGGTTGGTTTGTTTCGTCTGCTTGTTGAACGCCACCACTTGCAATTAAGTCGAGTTTCCACGCATCGAGTGTGTTGAAATAGCTGACCTTGCCATCTTTCTCCCACCGACGACCATTTAAGTTAAATACCGCCTTAATCTCATCACCTACATTGAATTTGTCGAGCAATGCACACCTGTCTTTCGATAGTTGGAGTTTGATGTGCTGTGTGTAATTGTTCTCTGTAACCTCAATAACAAGTTCTCTTTTAGAATACTTGTCTGTTACCTGTTGGGTAGAAAACTTCTCAAATAATCTACCTGTTATTTCGTAATTTGCCATTAATTTGTTTTTTATTTTGTTTCAAAAATTATCTCACTCTGTTCCCCGGGTAAAAGTACCGTAATATTAAACCAGTCAAATATAAACCGTCTACACCTGTCCAGATATTCTTCCATCTCAACTGTGGAGAGAGTTGTTGTTGACCTGCCTACCTTTAGTATTTCACCTGTTGTTTCATTGGGTATTTCAATTGCATTACAATTGCTTTTCAAAAGTTCGTGAGCTTCAGTAGGTGTTATTTCTTGTCCTGTTGTCTCTTTAAGCCCTGTTACAAAATCATTAACTACTACCCCATAGTAATATGCGTTTTGAGGATTAGACCGCTTCTTGTATAGTTTCTTTACGATCAACTCAACACGGATCGACTTAGCTTTGCTGTCACCAAATAGAACCTTTAACGACTGAAAATACTCAGCACGTCTGAATACTTTTAGGGTACCATCGGGGTATAGTTCGGCATAGCTTTTAGTCTCACGCATGTTATCCTAAAATATTCATTACGGTGTCACGTTCCTTTTTGTACTTGACAATAAATTCATTTAAGCCAATTGTTTCTGTTTGTTCCGCAAGATTGGACATAATAATTTTCTGTACTATTGTTTCAAGCATCATTCCGTAACCTTCCTCTGATTCACCTTGATACTCTCCTAATTTTGCACTCTTTTTAGTAACAATCTTAACTAAATCAAATCTGTTTGGGTTTGCTGTAGATTGTTTTGCGATGTACTTACCGATTTGTATGTTCATACCGTTTTATTTTAACTTCATGGTCATTTTGCCCTTGTTGAAATCAATCCATTCTTGGCTGCATAGTTTTTCGCACTGCAATCTTTTTAAGATACGATCAGCAAGAATCCTATTTGCCATATCACTATTTCCATTTTCGTGATGATCTTTTATTTCAATTCTAACACCTTTGAAAAGCAATTCAATAGCGTTATTAATAATTCTTGTTGTGTTTCCTGATGCTCTTTCTGGTGCAATATATACGCCCTCAAGTGTGTTCGCAGTTGGTTCCATTATCTTTTTTTAATGTTTCCACAAAGATAGCACAATTTTATTCACATTTTACATTCATGTGATAATATATCAGTAATTTAGAATCAGTCTAAATTAGAGTTCGATTGCACTTTTTACTTGCATATTGACTTTTTAAGTCGTAATATTGCAGAAAAAAATAAAACAATGAGAAAAGATGTTACATGTCCATATTGTGACGAAGAAGTAGAAATTAACCATGATGATGGTATAGGATACGAGGAGGATGAAACACATAATCAGCCATGTTCAAATTGCGGAAAATATTTCGTGTACACAACTTCGATACATTTTTACTACGAAGCAAAAAAAGCAGACTGTTTAAATGGTAGCGAACATACATTTGAGCAAACCCACACTATACCCAAATCTGCAACAAGAATGAGGTGTACGGTTTGTGATGAAGAAAGAAAGCCAACTAGATCGGAGTGGCTTACTATTCTATCAAATGATGAAATCAAAGAATTAAAAACAAAACATCCAAACGTTGATTGGATAAAAGACCTTTGGTAAAATGAAAAGCGACTACTTAAAATGGAGTGATGCTTTACGTATTATATCGTTACTGAAAAAGGATAATACATTACAAAGCACACAATACCTTGCATTTTGCACGTTAGGGTTCTTTACTGGGTTGCGTATCGGTGACATTCTAAAACTGCGTTACTGTGACATAAAACCCACGATCAAAGTACAGGAAGAAAAGACCAAGAAGAAACGTGATATAACGATTTCGCAGGACGTGATTGACCTGATAAACCAATGCAAAGATGATCTCGTCAAGTCAAACAACGATTTTGTGGTTCCTATCAAATCACATCAATGTTCTATGGTGCTAAAAAAACTTGTTGGCAGGATAAATGTCAGAAACGTAAATGTTTCCAATCACACGATGCGAAAGACTTTTGCTCGCTCTTTATGGGAGAACAACGGAGAGAACGATGCTGCGCTGATACTGTTAAGTGAAATACTCGGACATTCAAGCACAGCGATCACCCGTATATACCTAGGAATCACAGACGAGGAGATTTCCAAGGCATATAAGACATTGAGTTTAAAACCAATTAAAAAATCAAAGTAATGAAAAAGAAAAACAAAGAATTATTACTTGAAACACGTAAAAACGAAAGAAGATTCGTGACTACGGACACAGCAGAAATGAACGGAATGTACCTTGCCGAAACATTGAAAAGAACATGGACTGAGAACTTTGTGGACGATAACGGAGAGGTGGTGCCTATCGAGCGCAATGAAGTAATTGCACAAAAAGGTTTACTTATTGACGGGAATCTACTTTCCAGTATTAACTTTCACCTCATTGCCGGAGACATCAAAGAAGTAGCAGTAAGCAACCAAAAACGTCAATCTACTCATGTGAACTGTGGTATAGTACCGTGGGCTGTTACGGCAACCATCGGTCAAAAGAAACACCGATTCCTGCTTTATGCCAACTCGGTGCAGATGGCACTTGACATCGCAAAGGACTTTATCGAGTTGAATTTTGACAGTTCGTTTATGATTCTTGCTGTTAAGGATTTTAACAACTGTATTATTATCAAAGACATCCTAAAACCAGTAGGTGTAGACGGCAAGGCTGACACCAAGTTCTATCAGATAGACGTCCGGGTTCACAAAGAGGAATACGACTATCTAAGCACGTTTGTCTTACAGGCTGTTGATGTAGATTCGGCAATGATTGTTATTAACGACTGGCTAAAAACATCATTGGCAGAGAAAGCGGAGAAAGACGGAGTACACGAAAGCCTGGAATTTACTACTACCGTGGAGAGTGCTGTCATTATTCCCTGCTCACGGACTATTGAAAAAGAGTTTACGCTAGCATATACAACAGAGGTTTAACGACAAGTGATAATATGGATAAAATTCGTTCACCATAAATTTACATTTGTACACAGACCAAAATTTACATTTGTCACGACAGCCGGGAATAGACCGGCAAACTGGAAAGGCGAAGGCTGATATACATTGAAGACGGACAGAAAAGGGAAAAATCCCGGGCGTGTGGTCTGAAATCGGTAGGCAAAAACGGGGGTTCGAATCCCTCTCTTTCCGCTAAAAACAAAAATAACAAAATCATGACAGAATTAGAATTATTCAAATTTACCAAAGATAACAACATTGAGAATCACTGGTATGTAAAGCGTGATGACTTGGGGAACATTGATAGCGAAGAGATAATTTATTTTCTATTCTTCTATCAACTCGAAGAGTTTATGAAATTAATAAAAGGAATGGATACCGACGAACCATTGGATTGCAAGTTGATGGATGGATACATTGGTCTTGATATTCTACCAGTGTGTGAGTATTACGGAATTGACCCTGAAAACGTATTTGGTCACGAAGATAATTATTAGACAAATGGATACAGAAGTCATAAACGAATTGTTACAAATGGTAACAGAATCACAAATGTTACTTGACGGCTACAAACGCCATTGGTTAACGATAAACGGTGCTGAATCAGAGATCGTAAAAGCTGATAAGAAGTTACAATTGTATCAGAAGTGTATTGACCAACTAAACAGGCTGAAAGATTTTGAGTGGCCTACAGACGAGGAAATATCAGAAAGAACTTCTGAGATACAAAACGATTGTTGTATACGACATTACATCTACGGTTCAACAGATATGCGTGAAACAATTAAAACAAAACTAGAAGATGGAATTTAAAAATCAAAAAGAACTATTCGACTATGTTTGGGAAACCAGACCAAATATTTCTGAAATTGACGGCTCACAATTGTATCCAAAAGGTCATTTTATGTGGCATTGGCAGTTTGGTCACCTACTCGGAAAGGGTACGTGGAAGAAATACAAACTACGACCTGAGAACATAATTCTAATGACCGTAGAACAGCACAATCACCAAGAACGTTATCCAATATTCATTGAACGACAAAACGCTGTCAGACGTGCTTATTTAACCGAATTTGAAGGAAAGGTATTCGATGAAGATTAGCGGAATAAAGCCACCAACCGAAAGTCAGATACAACAAGCGTGTATGCAGTGGTGGAACTCCCAATACGCAAATATATCTACTCTTTTGTTTGCAGTTCCCAATGGCGGAAATAGAAATGTGATCGAAGCTGTTAAGATGAAAAGAGAGGGTATTACGCCTGGAGTGGCAGATTTAATATTACTTATTCCGAAACACGGTTTTCATTCACTCTGTATTGAGATGAAAGCAGGTAAAGGAAAGCAATCACCTGCACAAAAAGAGTGGCAGAAACAGGCTGAAAAGTATGGGAATATGTATGTTGTTTGCCGATCAATTGAAGATTTTATGCTTATTATTAAAGGATATTTAAACGAACCAAAATGAGACCAGAAAGAATTGAAGCGTTAACGGAAATACTTTTCGATAATGGAATTACGGCAACAGGAGAACAAATCAAGCGAATAGCCGAAGATTTCTCACTCAATATCGAAATGGAACACGAAATGGAATCATATCAGCATATTGGACACAAAGAAGAATGCAGCGAATGCAAACGACTAAAGGCTCAAATATCTGACCTTGAAGATACTATAAATATCCACGAAAACAGCGTAAAGAGGAGAAGAAACGCCGACACTGTTTGGGTTGATAAGCACGACAGGTCTGTAAAATATGAATAACGGTTACAAGATAATTCAATTCACATATCAGATGCTTCAACGTGGAGAGCATTTAACATTAATAAATTTGTACAAATGAGAGAGAAAGAAATATTGGACAAGTTAGTAAATACGACTGAGAAGGATTTTTATGATGTGAAATCGCAAATAGCCAAATACGAAAGATACATTGATGATGGAAAAATGGGCGATGGCGATGATAATTACAGATTAATTATTTCAGAACTAACCGAAATGGGTCAGGAATATCAATGTTGTCTTGATTACCTAAACAAGCGCCTGGCAGAGATCGACCCGAACAAACCTTGCGAGCATTACTTTGCTATTGCGTGGATTAAGAAAGGTAAATTTAAAAAGCATTTCTACTACAAGAACTGCGAGTTTTGTGGATGCGAGCCACTACCAACGCTGAGGGATTTAAACAAATGAAAATAATTTAAAATAATTGCAATTTATATTATTTCTTAATAATTAATGTCGTATCTTTGTACTGTTAAAAGCACTTAAATTCTCACAAAATGAAACGTTATTACAAACCCCTAAACCCTATATTCGTATATTCCCAGTTAAAGGCCGTGAGAAGCCTGTGCTCTGGGAATTTTACGTTTATGGGGTTTTTATATTTAATACAATGGACGTAAGAAGATCGGTTAACTGCTGTTATTGGACAGACGAATGGATTGAAACACTAAAAACAGACCAAAAGTTACTGTTTCTTTATTTACTCACTAATCCATTGAGTAATATTTTAGGTATTTATAAAATAAGCCTAAACAGAATTGCATTTGAAACAGGGATAACAATCGAAACAGTTACTAAGCATTTGAAAGTCTTTGAAAGCCTTAAAAAGGTGTTTTATTTATTTGGACACATAATAATTGTAAATCATTTGAAGCATCAAGCATTAAATCCAAATATGATGAAGAATGTTATGAAGGATTACAAAGATTTACCTAATGATCTGAAAGACAAAATAAATGGTAACGCTTCGGAATCCTTTGAAACCCTTTCAAAGTCTTTGCAAACCCTTCTCACATTAGAAATTGAAAGTGAAACTATAGAAAGTGAAATAGAAATAGAAAGCGGAAGGATTGAGTTTGAAAATTTCTGGAATATTTATAATAAAAAAGTTGGTGATAAAGATAAGTGTTTTAAAAAGTGGTCAAAATTAAAGCAACTCGAAAAAGATAAAATATTCGAAACACTACCAGACTTTTTAAAACTGATAACGGATAAACAATTTCAACCACACCCGGAAACATATTTGAATAATAAACGATGGAATGATGAAATAAAAACTACTCAACAACAAAAAGACGTTTTAGGAAACGGAGAAAGTTATGTAAACGGTGTAAGAATGTGTTTAACTAAGGTAATTCCGCCAGGAACAAGACCAAGGCCAAGCACACTACACAAATGGAGTGATACACAAAACGACTGGATATACGGAAACTAATGGAACTATACTGCATTGATAACGAAACAATTTATGATGTCGTCTTTACAAAAAAAGCCGGCAATCAATCCGTATTATGTCCCGTATGTACCGATTCACGAAAGAATAAAACAAAAAAAGACTTTTCATTCAATATTACAAAAGGGTGCGGGGAGTGTTGGAATTGTGGGTATAAGTTTGTAAAATCGGAACCACTCGAAAAGAAACCGGAATACATAAAGCCAGTTTTTAATAATACTGACCTTTCGGATAAGGCAGTATTGTATTTTGAGAAACGTGGAATAACAAAACGAACCATAATTGAAATGCAGATTACGGAACAATTGGAGCACATGCCACAAATAAATAAAAAGGCTAATTGTATTTGCTTCAACTATTTTCGCAACGAAGAATTAATAAACACAAAGTTTAGAGACGGAGAGAAACATTTTAAACTCGTAAAAGATGCAGAATTAATCCCTTACAACTTAGATAATCTTAAAGATTTTAAAGAGTGTATTTGGTGTGAGGGAGAGTTTGACCAACTTTCTTTTTACGAAGCAGGGTTTAAATTTGCCACAAGCGTTCCTAACGGTGCAGGTAAACAAAATCAAAATCTGACATACATTGACAACGTCATTGACGATATTGAACACATACAGGTTCATTATATTGCAACAGACAACGATGAACCAGGAAGAAAACTTAAAGAAGAACTAATAAGACGTTTTGGTTCAGAAAAATGCAAGACAGTTGATTTTAAGGACTGTAAGGACGCAAATGAGTTTCTTGTTAAGTATGGGGTATTGGACTTGCGAGATTGTATCAAAAATGCCAAAGACGTTCCATTATCAGGTATCTACTCAGTCGATGATGATTTAGAGGGTATCGTTGATCTTTGGGAACACGGAATGCCACCGGGTCTTTATTTGAAACACAAAGAACTGAACGGTGTTATTTCATGGGTAAGTAGTGCGGTTGCTATTTGGACAGGTATTCCATCACATGGTAAATCTGAAATGGTAGACGAAGTTTGTGAACAACTGAATATTTTACATGGATGGAAAGTAGCATACTTTTCACCAGAGAACTGGCCGACAAAAGTACACGTCTCTAAAATAGTCAGCAGGGTACTTGGACGACACTTTTGTAAACGAGATATTGATAAGTCGGAACTACTACAAGCATTAAATTATGTTAAAGAAAACTTCTTTTTTATTTATCCAGAGGACGATAATCTTAGCATTCACAGCATATTAAATCATGCAAAAAGTTTAGTAAAACGCAAAGGAATAAAAATACTTGTCATTGATCCGTGGAATAAACTCGAACACAAAAGAGAAAAGGGAGACAGCGAGACTGAATATATATCCAAAACACTTGATACGATTGAAATATTCGCAAAACAAAATGATTTGCTGATAATGGTTGTAGCGCACCCTACCAAAATGAAAAAAGATGCTGCCGGAGATTTTGAGGTTCCAACTCTTTATGATATTAATGGTTCAGCAAATTGGTATAACAAAGCATTTTACGGACTATGTGTTTACAGAAAATCTGATTGTGTAGAATTACACGTACAGAAAGTAAAGTTTAAGCATCTTGGAGAGACCCGTGGAGGTATGGTAAGATTTGAATATTACTACCAAACTGGTAGATATGCAGAACTAAATCGTGACAGAGAATTTCAGGATAACGAATGGATTTCAGGTTCACATTTACGATTAGACACAAGTCAAATATCAATATCCGAACCACCGAAAACAATAAATCCAAACGTTCAATTTGAATCAATTACAATTAACGATAATTTTACCGATAAAAACGACGAAACACCTTTTTAATTATGGAAAAATCACTAATTGAAATAATGCAAGAACAACTATCCATTTGCGAGAAAAACCTAATGGATAAGATCGAAACAAGAAACGGTCATCCCGATTCAGATATTTCATGGCACAGAAATATCAATCATATCATTGACAAAGAAATTGAACAAATTAACGACTTTAACGAAGTAATTGAAAAATGGACAAAATGAAAAGACTTTTACACTTTTTAATCGACTGGCGCACTCTAACAGTGCTGTTTATTCTCGGAGTATCAATTTACATAAACTATTTCTAATGGAAAATATAACCTACGAAACCAAATGTCGTCGTTGTAATGAGATAATCATCAGCGAAGCAAATAAACCATTCAACGAGACTTACTTTTTATCCCTGATGCATATTCTCAGGAGAGAACCGCCACTTCTCCCATGCCCTAAGTGTGGAATATTCACAGTACAGGATATTGTTTCGTACTCCATAGTGGGAATGACACAGCAAGATTTTGAATTAACCCAACAGCAAACAGATTTAATTGAGAAAATACAAAATGGCAAATAGCTTCGATTTAAGACACGATAAAGTCAAAGTGGTATCTATATATCAATTTGGATTAATCGTTCATTACACAAGCTAATTTGTGGCAAAAAACGGATATTATGACACAGCTAACACATGGAAGTTTATTTTCTGGTATTGGTGGCTTCGATCTGGCTGCTGAATGGTCGGGGTGGGATAATTTATTTCATTGTGAGATAAATCCATTCGGACAAAAAGTGCTGAAATATTATTGGCCTAATGCAGAATTATTTGAAGATATAAAAACAACTGATTTTACAAAATATGCAAACAGAATTGATGTTCTCACAGGTGGATTTCCTTGTCAGAGCTTTAGCAACTCAGGACAACAGCTTGGAGAAAGCGACGAAAGATATTTATTTCCAGAGATGCTTAGAGCGATCAGAGAGATTAAGCCCAGGTGGATCGTTGCCGAAAACGTTTTTGCTATTGCTTCATCAAAATTTTCAGCAGTGTTCGAGTTTATATGTTCATCGTTGGAAAACGAGGGGTACAAAATACAACCGGTTATTATTCCAGCTTCGTCGGTTGGCGCAGAACACGAAAGATACAGGGTTTGGTTTATTGCCTACTCCGTCAGCATCGGACTTTCGGGACAGGGGAATATATTGGAACAATTGCAACCAACGGAGATTGGAAATAGGAAAACAAATAGGTTTGTCGACTTTATTCAAAGGAACGCCATGCCCTTCGTGTGTAGTGAACATTATGGGTTTCCCAGAAGATTGGCTGAGCAGGCCATTCACGGAGCAGGTAACGCCATAGTCCCACAAGTGGCACATCAAATCTTTAAAGCAATAAATGAATACGAAAATAATTTGTAATTCTCGGTATTTTTCAGCACATTAAGAAAATAAACATTATGACCCCCGACACAGAACGCAATCTTAAACGCTGCATAAGAGAACTTCAATCCGATATATTCCAATTAAAACAACAGCGCAGGATGAACGACAGTATTCACCAGATAAGAATTGACCAAAAGATCGAACTGTGTAAAAAATGCTTGTTTGATTTTGAGAACCTTATTTGGAACGATTCTAAATTACTTGAACCTATTGATTTAACCGAATAAATGTAATAAATTTGCACTATGAAAGAATACGAAAAAGAAAACCTAAAATTAGTTGATGCTGATAACACACAGTGTATCGGCTGTGTATTGATTGACGACCCTGACTGTATGGAGTTATCGCAGAATTATTGCAAAGCATCAGATCACAAAATATTTATCGAAAATGAATCAACTCCCGTATTATAAACTCGCAGAGCATATCGAGATGTGTTCATTTTTCGGAGACGAGCCTGCTAATCTTATTGGAAACAACGTAAGGTCTGACGATGGGTTCAATATTGCTATGGAGATTGATATATTCACCGGATGCTGTGATTATTCTGGGGAAGAAGAATTATTACTGACACAAATATTGTATAACTAAAAAACAAAAAAAAATGAAAACCTTATTATTATTAATTTTATTAATTATTTCCAACATCTGCTTGGGTCAGATTCCAAAGACTGACACTATAAGAATCAAACACACAAACTACACTACGGTGTACAGTATTTCTATGCACAGACCCGTAATTGTTATGTGGTGGGACACCAAAGCTAAAGTAAAATGTATGCAACCACTGAAAAGAAATAATACGTTTGCCCCAGATCCGCTATTACCAGATGAAACAAATTTAGCCAAAGATTATCTAAAGTCAGGGTTTGACAAAGGCCATAATGATCCGTGCGATGATAACCTGTGTCAGACAGATCAAGTCCAAAGAGAGTGTTTTTACTTTTCGAACATGGCTGCTCAGTATCACGCATTTAATGCAGGAAGTTGGGAAAATTTAGAGAAAATAACACGCAACATAGCGAGTACGGTTGATTCTGTTTATGTTCGGTGTGGGTCTATCGGAGAACTAAAAATGATAGGTAGAGTGTATGTTCCAACTCAGATGTGGAAAGTATTATACATTAAAGCCCAGCACACGTATCGAGCCTTTTTATTCAACAACACCATTGATGATTCCGGCAATGGCAAGAACGGCAACGAGGTTCCTGTTGCTACTATCATAAAACTAACTGGGTTTAAATTCAAATGAACCTAACCATAACAGCAACCTCAAAAGGAGAAGTCCCGCCAGAATCGGTAGAACGGTTTTTAACGGAACTTTTCCAAAGAATCGGTTATTCGGACGTGAGGATTAAAATCACAGGTAGATTTAGTCCAGTCGTTGACGTAGACCCTGTTTTAAGGTCACTACACAGCGTTTTGAATGTAAACCTTACAGATTTATCAAAAAGAGGTAAAGAACGATATAACGCATACGCTAGGCTTATTTTCGCTAACTGGTGTTTTAAGGAAAAGATACCCGACAAAGAAATTAGCAGATTATTAAAACGAGATCACTCTACGATCAGTTTTTACAAGAAAGAATACGAACTGAAGTTTAAGTTTGACAGCGACTTCAGATATTACGCAAACAAGGTTAATCAAATTTTAAAAGAAAACCAATGAGTAAAGGAGGTTAAAGATGGGACTGAATAAATCAACAGGTAACATGTATGAGTTTGTAACTCACACTTTTAATATAATAAAAGGTGCTTGTTTTCACGATTGCAGTTATTGCTATATGAAGAGATGGGGAAAGTTAAACCCTCCACGTTTTGATAACAAAGAAATTAAAACTGATTTAGGTAAAGACAATTTCATATTTGTCGGCTCAAGTATTGATATGTTTGCTGAAAATATACCAGACGATTGGATTGCATGTGTTTTGAATTATTTGAATAAGTTTGATAATAAATATCTTATTCAGACAAAGAACCCAAAACGAATATTGGATTTTAGATTACCTAAATCAGTAATCTGTACCACTCTCGAAAGCGATATTTTTTATCCTGAGATAATGAAAGAAAGCCCAAATCCATACGAAAGAGCAAAATACATGAACATGCTTTCTGATATGGGATTTGAAACGTATGTCACAATTGAGCCAATACTTGATTTTAACCTTATGCACTTTGTGTCATACATCAAGAGATGCAGACCGTCACAGGTAAACATTGGTTGCGATAGTGGTAATCATAATCTACCCGAACCATCAAAAGAAAAGGTTATACAGCTTATTTCTGAATTGGAAAAGTTTACAACCATTCATAATAAATCAAACCTTAAAAGACTGCTGAAATGAAATCAATTTTAAATACTAAGAACTATTTACATGACGCTACATTTCGTAGGTTTATCCAAGAACACCTTACCGACCTAGCACAGAAACGTCAGAAATTAATTGACGACAAAATTACACCTGCAAATAAAAACGAATGTAACCCTGTTGATTTATGAAAAAAGACCGTATTTTTATCAGTGGAAAAGTTTCCGGTACCGATTTAGAGGAAACAAAACGAAAATTCAAACAAGCCCAGTATGATATTTATTTACTTTGTAGACCCGAATGGAAATCATTTAGCGTTTGTAATCCAACTCAATTAGGACTAACATTTAAAGACAGTTGGTTAAAGTGTATGATTATCTGTTTGTGGCATTTACTACACTGTAATTCGATCTACATGTTAAAAGGCTGGAAAGAATCGGACGGTGCATGTTTAGAGTATTGGGTTGCAAAGAAATTGGGGTTTAAAATTTATTATCAAAAATAATTATGCTATACTTAAAACGAAAATCAGACGGTAAAGAGTTTCCGGTAAGTAAACGGAAAACACACTTTAATGGAATAATAACACTCAATTTTATTTGGTGTGAAATTGGTAAAATAACCTTACCGAGTGATGAATACGAATTAATATTTAAACAAGAACAAAAGGATTTAGCATGAAGAATATTTTAAACCAGGATAATTTTCTACAGGATTCAGCTTTCAGACAAGCAATTATCAACCAACTTAAAGAGATAAGTCTATTCAGGGAGAAAATAATAGACAGGACGGCAAGGTATAACGCTGATAATTTTATCACCACGGAAATTAAGCTAAACAGGACACCGTATGTCTATTTATTGGAACACGGAATGCTGAATGTAGATTCACTTCTGATCGAATGCGAAAAGATGATGCAGAAGAAATCAGTATTGCCATCTACCGTTCGCAGGTATTTAGGGCAGTTCTTCTCGCTGTGTATGTCAAAAGCAATTGAGGTTCACGCAGAGAAATTTTCAAAGACACTTAAAAAATAATACTTGCTTTTTGTTATAATATGAATTATCTTTGTACTCGAAAATACCAAACCGTACTATAATCAATACAAATAAAAGTGAAATATCCGAACATAAAAAAAACAAAACTGACACACCAGCGTATTTCAGAGTTATTTGGTTTTAAAAATGTTCATTCTTTCAGAAACACTACGTCTCACAAGACTTACATGGAAGGAATAGATAAGTTGATTGGGATTGTAATTGAAAACATCAAAAGCAAGATATGAAAAAGGAGACACTTGAAGAGTCCATGAAATTCCAACCATCCATAAAAGGAGAGATCTGGATTGAAGAACAAATGGGAAAAGATCTTTCTGATGAATGTGGAGATGCTGGGATAATTGGAATTGAAAACGGAACTATTGTTTATTCTCCGGATGCTGCCAAAGAAGCAATAAAAGGAAAGTTATCTGAATTATGTGGCAAACATACTAAGCAGTCAGAGAAAGAAATTGATGATCAGATTAATGATTTAAGAGACTGGGAAAGATGAAAAAGCTATCAGATATATTAATTGAGTCAGAAGTAAGTCTTGCATGGGCTTATGTGTTTGATGAACCATTTAAAATAACCTATCTGACTGTTAAGATATTTTTTATTAAACTCATTTTAAAACTAATATAATGTGGCAAAAATGTCCAATATGTAACGGAACAGGAACACTGATGAACTCGTTTGGTCAAGTGTTAAAATGTGAGACCTGCAATGGAACGAATATTATTAGCGAAGTTTCAGGGCTGCCACCTAAACGAATGAATAATTTGGAACCTAAACAGAATATGTTTGATTTGGCAATTGAATCTGTCAGAAAAGATAATCCGAACTGGACTCCAATGATGGAAGCAAAGGGAGGATTTGACATGGAAGAACAGTCACTAAAAAACGCGCTTGAAAACGAAAGTAAATGCTTTAATAAAAAAGATATGGTTTCCTTTGCTATTCAATTCAGCACAATTCGTATGATTGGTGGAACCATTGAACCATATCAGGAACTTGAAAATTGGATTAAATCACAGATTAAATGACAGTCACCGAAGCCCGCATAAAATATAACGCCTTATGGTTTAAGTACGAGATGAAATATCTTAGTTCTACCACACCGCTTAGTTTTATCTACGGACTTTTGGCAATGTACTATTGGGAAACTTACTGTTATTGGAGGGATAAGAAATGAGCACAGAGCTGACAATTGGAATGAAATTATTTGGCATTAAAAGGAGTTGGGGTCAAAAAGGGAAACTATCTGAATTTACCATTTCAAAAATTGGTAGAAAATATTTCTATACAACAGAGGATAGTGATGTAAGTTTTGATAAGGAGACTCTTTTATATTCATGTAAGGATTATTCCCAAAACAATGTTCAATTATACCTGACAAAGCAAGAAATTTTAGATATGTATAACCGTAGTGATCTTCACCAAAAAATAAGAAATCATTTCAGTTCACAATATCAACCACAAAACACATTAGAAGAATTGAGTAGGATTGCTGAAATTTTAGGAATAACACCAAGTAACCATGAATAAAGACAACCTAATCGAACTTTGCGAGTCCTGCAAGAGTGATCCTGCGTTTTGTGCAGCTAACGTAGGGGATTTTAAAGTAGTGGACAACGAGATTGTTGAATGTATTAAATACGAAACAGAATGACCAATCAAGAAATAGGCGAACTTATAAATGATCAGATAGAAAAAATTGATAAGGAAATGGATATACTTACTCTGTCAATCGACAAGCATCACAACTCAGAAGATATTCTCAGGAGATACGAAAAGCAACAGTCTTTGAAGTTCCTGTATGATTTGTATTTTAAAGTAGTAGATAAACCGCTATGAAAATAATCGGAATGACCCCTCACAGCACAGAGCATATCAAACAATGGCAAGCTGTAAACAAATCAAATTCCGGAAACCGCAAGTTAAACCAGGGACTCTGCAAAAATTGTCAGGCAGATTACAAAACCTGTTCCAATGACTGCATAATTGAAAAAGGACAAGTGAGTTATTGTAGCTATTTAAACCCGATGAAATGAACAAAAAAATAATAGCCATTGATTTTGATGGAACAGTAGTAACACACGAGTTCCCAAATATAGGAAAAGATATTAACGCACAGCACACGCTTAAAAGAATCGTTGCAAACGGGCATAGAATTATATTATTTACCATGCGTTCTGATGTGGAGTTTCCTGTATCAGACGATGATGCTATTCATAGTTCAGGTGGAACATATCTTACTAATGCAGTAAATTGGTTCAAAGAAAATGGAATTGAGTTATGGGGAATCAATGAAAACCCTGAGCAGAAATCATGGACTCATTCTCCAAAGCCATACGCTCACCTTTACATTGATGATGCAGCACTCGGAATACCGCTATTAGACAGACCTGACATTTCAGACCGTCCATTTGTAGATTGGGTACGAGTTGCAAGGATGCTTGAATACATGAAAATTATCTAAATAAAGCCCTACAATGAACGATAACAACAAAGACAATACTTACATTGATAACAATAAATAACCCAAGACAATGATTGAATTTAAACAATACAAGCGTAAAGGATTATCAGAGATGTGTCCATTCTCGGAATACGTAGGCGTTGATATGTCGAATCTATCCGTATCCGAACAAGACAAGCTTCTTTCAAATGAAGAGTTTGCTCAGGGATATGTGGCTAGAAACCCTAATAACCATGCTGATGTATGGTATGTAGCTAAGAAATACTTCGACGAGAACCTCGAACCTGCTTAAAAATACCGTATCTTTGCATCCATAATACACCGATATACTATCATAAACACCAAAATGAAGTACGAAAACATCAAAAAAGCGAAACTGTCACACGAAGTCATTGCAAAAGCATTTGGGTTTAGAAGTGTAGTGTCGTTCCGTTCTTCATCGGCTCACAAGAGATATATGAAAGGCGTAGAGGAAATACTGCAAATAAGCCAATCTAACACACGATAAGATATGAAACCTATCATACATCAATTTGACCCTGTAATATATCCACGCAAGCTATGGATAGTCGTGACAAGAAACATACAGTGCGTTAAAGACAGGTTTTTTGACAATAAACTAAAGAGCGAAATAGTGTATGAAGATATATCCAAATTTCACGCAACAACTTGCTCTGTAATGGAAAAGAGAACACTGTTATACGGTGTTATTATTACTTTTTCCGGAAAAGACAAAATGAATATGGGCAATATTGCACATGAAGCTACACATGCAGCACGAATTATATGGGACGAACTCGGTGAAACATCAATAGGAATGGAAGCAGACGCCTATCTTGTCGGTTGGATCGCTGAATGCTGTGAGAAAGTTAAACTAAATAAATTTTAAACAATGAAAATAACGACAATCGAAAACGGAGTAATTCAAATTGAAGAATTATTCAATGAGGCAGTACTGAAAAACGATAGCGGAGAAACACTAACAATTTGTATGAGAGACTCAGGTTTCGAGTTTAGGTACAAGGAAGTAGGTTACTTTGCAAAAGAAGGCTATTTAGAGCCTTTTCATCTATCGCCAAGAGGTAATCCATACATTTCATCCATGCAACACCATATGGATGACGTATGCACCTGTAATCAACCGTGTGATGGAAATTCTATTACAAGTGTTCGTCCGTAGAGGGACTTAATAGATTATTCAGCCGGGGGTCGGTCAAACGAAAATCGGACTTTGCAACACCCCACCCCTCATTATTTGGAATCGTTCCACATAACAACGCAACACAATGACAAACAAAGGTCTACGATAAATACAAAGCCACAAAGCAATGTTATGTTATTTATAACGCTTCTAATGTATGCACAATCTATCATAAACGGACGTCTTAACATGTTGATACACAAACACAACACAACAAGCAAATGGATAACACGCAAAGATATGACAGTATGACAGGGGTAAAAACTACTCACAATGGACCTAGTTAACATAATATTTATTATTGCGACAACTTCTCACTGTGATATGTGCCTGACAATTGAATATAAACAAGTTAAAACACAATGATACAATCAGAGGCAAGCCAGGAATATGATAAAGTGTATAATTTCTTTACACTTTTGTCTGTTTGGCTCCTTAAATGTAATTAATACTACATGTCAAATGATATCAATTTGATATTACTTTAAATAAGATTATGAACGAACAAACATTATATAGTGTAGAATATTTTGCTAAATTAGCCTTTTATATTCGCTCTACTGCAATCAAACTTAAAATCAAACAATACTACCTATATATCCTTTACTACTCTTATATGCAATATAAAAGGGATAATAAGGCATATATCAGTAGATATGTGATCGGTTGGACAATTTCGAAAGGTTCAATTAGTACAGTTATTAATTCTTTGATTAAATTAAACTTATTAATTCGTGTCTCTACTGATACATTTTGTTTCACTTCTTACTCTATTGAAGTCATAAACTACATAGACGAACAATTATCTAATTTAGAATCAAAATAAATTACATCATCTTATCTTTAATTATCAGTCACTTGCTTATTTAGACAGTTTCTAAATGTTACTTATCTATTGACTTTTGTTTATTTAATAACATACATTTGTGTGTTATTATTATTTATTCATTTTTTAAATTAAACACGATGAACACTTACCGAAACCCAGAACACGCATTTAATGCAGCTATTAAATCAAATGTATTAAGTTTAAACCCTTCGGCTATTAATTACGCTGGTAATTATATGTATATGGGCACAAATGCCAATGATGAGGATTTATTTAAGAATATAAATACCCGTGAATATGTTAAAAACTAAATATATGGCAAGTAGCGATGGGATTAACTATGTGAAAGTTGTTAAACTCCCAATAAAATACAAAATTAAAAACATAAGCAAGAAACAATTTTTAATTTTGGTTAAAAAATTTCACTCATTCTTTAATTAACCTTTAATCCTTACCTATTAACCTTTTTAAATTAAATTATATGACACCAAGAACATTAAATTCAGCATTGCATAATGGATATAAAATTAAAAATATCCTTTATCGTTCAGACAAAAAATGTCGGGTTGAGGTTAATCCCCAATTTCCAAGTAAGACAAAGAAAGCACAGATATTTTTCTGGCTTGATAGGGAGTATCTAAAAAGAGCATACCCGAAAACATTTGACTCATTCATTGGTAATTAGTTTTCCACCCTCTCAATATTGTAAGCTCTCAACTATGAGGGCTTTTTTTATGTCTTAACCTCTCTACAATCTTATAAAACTAAATTGCTTCACTGTTATACTGTTTAATTTTACTGTTAAAACGATATTAGTGTGCTTTTAGCTTGTTTACTCTGTTTGTAGTCTCTTTATACCTTAATCGGATTAACATTTGTTAGATTGTTTTATCTGATTGCATCACCTCAGTATTTAGATCACTGTTTTGATCTGGTTTTAATTTAGCCGGTTTCCTGGTATTTTGGCCTTTTAACTTCTCAACGTTTCAATGTACGTTTTTTGGTCGGGTAATTCCCTATCTATATTATTGTCGTTTTTTTTTCAGATATTCAATGAACAAATACAAAGATAGTTCTTTTTAATCTATTATACAAGTGTTATTTATATTAAATATAAATAATGTAGATAATGTTTATTTTACGTTTTTTTGTGCACTGGTCAAAAAAGGGGCGACTTTTTTACATTTTACTCTATATATTTGACTTCCTTATCTTTATTTAGTCTAAACAATGACCTAACTAATTGATATACATAATCAAATTATTTTCATTATAAATAACAAAAACTGTTGACAACGTTAAATTCAATATTAAATTTACAGTATTCTTAATTCAAACATTTTAAAATTATATCACATGAAAACATTAACAATAAATAAAGGTAAAACAACGGAACGGCTAATTACGTTTTTTGATCTCCCTGAATTACGTAAATTAGAAAAGACAAAAGATGTTTATGTAATCTTCAAAGGAATTGTTATTTTTCCCGAAACCCTTTCAAATATAATTTTAAAACTTGAAGTAAAATGAAAGCACTTATAAACCGTTACCCGAACACAATAACAAGTATATTAGCTATTCTTATTTTATCAATTGCATATACTTTATTTATTCATTCGTTATCAGCTAATCAGTTATACATACTTTTAAATTATTAACCTATTAATATTTTAAACCATGAAAAACTTAATTAAAATGTTCGGAAAAATGAATTGGATGCAAGTTTATAAATATTGCAAAAAACATGGACTATCTGAAATAGGGGCAAAATCAACAGCCTATAAATACAACAGTAAAAGCAAACAACAAAGCAGGTTTTATCTTTTTTTTCTATATGGGGTTAGGTAATTAATCATAAAATTTAAAGCCATGAAAACTATTCAAGAAACAATCAAAGAAAGCGGTTCATATAAATCAATTATGAACATCGTGAATGCCAATAAACGTGTTATTGATCGTGAAAAAGAAATAGGTTTTGACAATATAGAGGAAAAAGCAATGGGATCGGGCGGAGTGGGACAAATAAAAATAATAAAAGGGTTTGTTTTTGTTCAAATTGAATCAGGGCACGGGAGACATAATTACGCAAAATGTGCAAACCTGGGACACGTTCATAAATCAGAACTTTACCACGAAAATCAATTTGTTGAAAATTCAAATTTAGTATTGTAAAGGTTAACTGAAGAGTCTTTGAAAATTAAGACGAAACCCCGCAAGGGGTCTTAACCAAACAAACCAAAACCGTTGAATTACCTAACGAGTATTAATAATTCAAAATCTTAAATTATGAAAACAATTGCACAAGTTATTAGAGAAAATTCAGACTACAAAGTCTTAATTAATGCAGTAGTAAGCAGAATCGGAAAAGATTCTATCGAAGATGTAAACAATCACGGAATTGATGGAGGTTATTCTGGTTTTATTTATTATTATGATACGCATAAATTTGCAATGACTTACAGAAAGCATATTATTAAAATGCTTGAAGATTCAGCCGATTCAATGGGAGAAGATGTTGTTAATATGGTTTGTTCTTTTGGAGTGTTCCGTAATAATCCGGCAGATTCGGACGATAAAAAAGACCTTTATAGATATTTAGGAGGTGTAAAATGTGAGCAAGGGACAATTACAAACGTTTTGGCATGGTTTGCAGCAGAAGAAGTTTGCAGAATGTTTGACGAATAAAAGTATTAAGGTCTAAATTCCTTATAAATTGTGATAGGTCGGCAGGAATGCCGATTAAACAAAAAATACTTTTAAATTAATCTTAAAAACTTAAATTATGAAAACAGTTATTTCAGAAATTGCAAAAAATTGTCAATGGTATAAAACAGTCAATGATAAATTTATTGATCAGTGTATTGATAATTTAGATAAACTACGGGATTTATTACCCTCCGGTAGTGGATTTGACTCAGGATGTGAAATTAATATTAAGGAATCAGGAGAAAAGAAAGTAGTTTTAAATTTCTCTTTCCATCACATGAATGAAAATGGTTATTACATTGGATGGACTGAACACAAAGTTATTTTACTTCCTACGTTTTCCGGCTATGATATGAAAATAACAGGCAAGGACATAAACCAAACAAAAGAGTATTTTTATGATACTTTGGGTTATGCCTTAGATGTTGAGTTACCAAACGGAATATAAACACATATAACGAACGATTTTAAATTAACAATACATTATTCACTTTTAAATTAAACGACAAAATGGACAGGGATACAGCATTTTTAGCACGTATCAAAGAAGTAGATCAAACATTTGAAAAGGTCTATCAAACAAAAGAAGAGTTAATCTATGATTATATGATTGAAATTACAATGAATTTACATCATATTGATGATCGTAAAAAACATTTTGATACACTCAATAAAAAAGATCAAAAGTTTATTTCAAAAGATATTGAGTATTTTCAAAATGAAATTGCAAACGCAAAGCAAATCATAAAACATTTACATCAAATAAAATGAAAACCTACCAATTCACTTTTAAATTAAACGACATGAATTTTTACAGCTACAAGGGTGTTGAGACATTGGGTAATGAATCAGCAGGAAGCGAAGGGAAACACATAACAAAGGACCTGAAAACCTTGAAAGGTGTTATCAATAGAATGAAATCATTAAACTACGAACACTTTAAAGTATATTCATTTACAAACTTTTACAAAAACTCAACTTTTAAATTATTATACGAACAATAAAATGAAAAAAGATACCGAAAAAACGAAAGTAATATTCAGGAAGTTTCCAGACGGCGAAGTAATTGCCTTGTTTCCTGAAATGCCCGAAAGTTATCTAATTATGTCATACATGCACGTAGGACAGCACGGGACAGCAAGTAAAGGAATTGTTCAATCTACAAAGTTAGCTTCTCCTGAAGAGTATAACGACTTATTTAATGAACTTTCAGGACTGGGATATAATTTGGAAATAGTTAAAAAAATAATGAAATGAAAACCACAAAAATAAAGGAATTAGAGAAGGTTAGAAACAGCCTATTAAATTCAAAAGCTATGTTGTTAAACATAACAAACAGCAATATAGATGCAGTAATATGGCATATTAATACATCTATTGATATGATTGAGTTTGAAATTGTATACATTCAAAAATCAAAGCCATGAGCTACAAATGGAAACCAAACGCAAGCCAAAGGGCAGCATTTAAAGAAAGAATGAGTACCCCAGTAGGACAGGCAGAATATTACACTGCAAAGCAAGAGAAAGCCGGCAAAAGACGAAGTAAGAGTAATTTTGATTATGAGACAGCCGGAGGATCTTATATTCCTACTGAGTACCAAGCAAGATTTTGTATTCAGCATGATGATCTTTTCAAAACTATTAGAGAAGATACCGCTAGATTAGAAGTGATGATGTGTTTTGATGATCATTGCAAGACACATCATGATAATATTCATATTGTAAATGAAAAGATTAGAGAGTATAATTTAACACAAAAAGAGGTATGAAAAACCTATTTTATTTGTCTATTTGCTTGGTAATTAGCTGGGCATTCATTACAAAGTCAATGACCGTTATTGTATTCACTTTAATTGTAGTTTTATTAATCTTAATCTTAAGCAGGAATCAGAAGCAAACTAAATTTTAAATTATGACAATCGAAAACCTAATTTTAGAATACGAAAAGCGCAAAGAAGTACACGAAGCGAAACTTTACGCTATTTTGCAAAAGAACACGTACACGCAAAAAGACTGCGATGCTATTTTTGCTCATAAAGTAGCAATCAGTATGACAAATGAATTTTTAAAATCACTTAAAAATGTAAAATGAAGTATATAATTATTCCACTTGTAATAATATGTATCATTTCATATCTTTACAGCGCAAACAGAAGAGAGAAGTTTGTAAAAAATCTCAAAGTGGGCATGAAAGCGTCTTACTACTCAAATAGCTCTAAAATCAAAGGCGAAGTCAATAATATTTGTACTGACAAGCTGGGAAACATTACATTTGTTGAAATAAATGGCGTTTTAATTCACCGTGATAATCTGTACCTATGAGAGCTTCATTCGAGAAAATCAAAAAGGTTATTGAGAGCTGTGTGATACTACAGCAAATAAAGCCCTGTAACGAACTTTTGTCTCTATTTAAGACAATATACTACGTGACCGATGAAGATGGCTGTATGATCATGCTAAACGAGATTTTAAAACAAAAAGAAATTGAACTGTTTAATAATTTTACGCTATGAAAAAAATCTATAGCAAAGTAAGAAAAGCTATTCGGGACTTCTTTACAGTGCCCCCCTAAAAAACAAAACGCTCTCAAGTGCTAACGAATCACAGGGCCACAACCATGTCAGATGAAGAGAAACTAAAACAGCTAATCATCAAGGAATCTAAACTTGAAGATGCTATTGCAAAGTGTACGGTAAGGGAATATTGCTGCTTACAAAGTGAGCTGGCAAACGTCAGATATAAAATTGAATGCTGTAAATATAGGCAGGAAGGGATAAAAGCCAGACCTGAAAACTACAAAGCGTCTGAGTTCCTTTCTGACTATTAAGAATCTTTATAAATTACACAATTGCTTGCTTTTATGTTATTTTTATCAGTAAATTTACACACTTTTTAATTAATTATTATGATAAATTCACTATCACAAATTCAAATCAATAAACTAGCTGAGTATCGTCAAAAATATATTGATGCTGTATTAAACAATACTAACGAAATTAAAACTAATGAGCTAATTGAGTATATGCATTGGTTTTATCAAACATTTAAAATCGGTAACGATCACCCTATCGTGGTTCTGTTGGAATCTCCTGTTGACCTCTATATTGCAATCGCCTTAATGAAGGTCGGGGCTCAGGTCAGCGATCAGGTCGGGGCTCAGGTCTGGGATCAGGTCAGGGCTCAGGTCGGGGCTCAGGTCAGGGCTCAGGTCAGCGATCAGGTCAGGGCTCAGGTCAGCGATCAGGTCAGGGCTCAGGTCAGCGATCAGGTCTGGGCTCAGGTCGGGGCTCAGGTCAGGGCTCAGGTCAGCGATCAGGTCAGGTCTCAGGTCGGGGCTCAGGTCAGCGATCAGGTCTGGGATCAGGTCAGCGATCAGGTCGGGGCTCAGGTCAGCGATCAGGTCAGGTCTCAGGTCGGGGCTCAGGTCAGCGATCAGGTCTGGGCTCAGGTCGGGGCTCAGGTCGGGGCTCAGGTCAGCGATCAGGTCAGCGATCAGGTCTGGGATCAGGTCAGGGCTCAGGTCGGGGCTCAGGTCAGGGCTCAGGTCAGCGATCAGGTCAGGGCTCAGGTCAGCGATCAGGTCAGGGCTCAGGTCGGGGC